AACCGTCTACGCCTGCTTTTGCATTTTGTTGTGATGCTGCTGCCGCTGCTGCATCTGCTGGACCGTCTACGCCTGCTTTTGCATTTTGTTGTGATGCTGCTGCCGCTGCTGCATCTGCTGGACCGTCTACACCTGCTTTTGCATTTTGTTGTGATGCTGCTGCCGCTGCTGCATCTGCTGGACCGTCTACACCTGCTTGTGCTGCTGCTGCATCACCTGCACCGCTGGCAACTGCTGGGGCTGCTGCTTTCTGTTGTTTCCACCCTTTAAGATCTCTAGCTTTTGCAATCTCTTCTGGAGTTGCATATAGCGTCATTGTATCGGCGCCTTTTTTCCATGTAGTTTTAGGCTTTTTTTTATCGATGTTAAAATTAACAGTAGCGCCATTACTTTGAATACCACGTACTAATTCTTCTTCTCCGAGCTTTTGATCCCACTCTGCTCTTAGTGCAGATTTAATTTCTTCTAACTCATCGTCTTCTTCAACTGCCATAGGATTGTCTCCACCAGCAGTTGCTTTGTATGATTTTTTAGACTTGTGTAGATCATCGCCTGATGCTAATGCAGCATCTAACGGCTCATAAACTTCAGCTGGAGCATTGTCCCATTCTTCATCCATGTCCATGTCATCGCTGTGTTCGTCACTAGCAATAGTCATTAAACGTGCCATGTCGTCATGTCCGTCCATTGACATTGGCATTGGTGCCTTTACTGGCATCTTCATTGGTAAATTAGGAGTTTCTGGCTTAGCTGCGCCGCCTACTAATCTAAGTAAATCTGCAATACCATCAGTGCCTTCTGCACTCATGTTAACATTCATACGTACTTTGTCTCTTTCTGGCATAGTAGGTGCAGACATCGGAGGTGGCATTGAGCCTTCCATACCGCACTCTTCTACTGACTGAATTGACTCTAGGATAGTTTTCATATCGTTTACGTTGGCAGCACCTGTAGATGGTTTATCTCCTGCGACTGCTGCATCTAGATTCTTTAAGATGTCTAACATATTGTTGCTCATTGTTTAGCCTCCTACAACTGCTTTAGTGTTTTCTGTGTCACCAATATCTGTTGAAGTGCCACTGGGAGCAGCGTCAATTGGATCAATTTCTCTTTCTGAGCGAGATTTTTCTAATTCTTTTAACAAGTCCATTACTCTGTTCTCTCCAACAGCGTCTTGTGCGCTTTCGCCGCCCATGTCTTCTGTTTGTAGTACTGACTCATATGGTTCGTTCTTAGCATCTTCTTGATGATCTGCTTCGACTGGGTCGCCTTCGGCTCGAACATTAACATGTGAGTTTTGAACACCGCAATGTTGTGCAATATATTCTTGCATAACTTGCTTAGTAGTTGGATACTTAATTTCAACTTCCCAAGTATGTACTTCTGTATTGCGTAGTGTTGGAAAATCCATTGGTGTTTCTTGAATTGGTGTGCGCTTTGGTTTTGACACGTTTACGCATTGGAATCTGCCTAAACAAGTGTTTAGACTTTCGTCACATTGCTCAGGTAAATCACCTGCAATTCTTACAATAAATTTATATGTCTTATTAGACTCTGTTAAGTATTCGCTAAACTTTTTCATGTTGTTTCCCAGTTTAAGTTATTTATCTAGATTCTTTAACTTCTCAATTAAACTGTTACGGTCTGTAACTACAAATCCTGTGCCGTTTACGATGTCGCCTTCACTAGTACCTACGCCATCTCTGTCCATTTTTTCTTTTTTAAGTTGCAATTCGATCATTTTTAATTTTTTATCCATTTTTGCAACTTTAGCATCGAGTCCTGTTTTGAGCATTCCTCCAGCAACTTCAAATACTCGTCCAGAGTAACGTGCTTCTACGTTCATTCCTAAGTCCATTAGATCGTCATATGCACTTAATGCTTTTTGAGCAATGTCTTCGAGTTCGTCGTCTGCTTTTTGTCCAAGACCTTTAACTGCTGGTAATGCACTTGCAATCTTGTCAAACTCTTCAATACTTCTAACTGTCTCTTCTTGTTGAATTACAGCTGAGTGTTTTTTATTTCGTTTGTCTTCTTCTTTTTTTGCCTCTTGTACAATCTCTTTAGAGTCAGGCAAATTTAAAAGTTCTTCAAGTTTCTTTGTCATCGCAGTTTTCCATTATATGCTACTATTATTTATCGTCTTGATCCACCTTTGTGGAACATGTCATTTTCTGTTATAATACGAAATGTAATGCCTTTTTGCTTACAGTATGCATATGCCGCTGCCCATTTGGCTTGATTAACTACCGCATGTAATTGATTATGTTTACTTTTACCTGCTTCTTTTAATGAAGTTTGATTATTGGGTTTAACCTCAATTAGTTCTACCTTCTGTTTACCTGTTTTATCTGCATATGCAATAAAGAAGTCTGGTACATAGATAGTATGTTTACCAGTTAAGGGATTGCGATAAGGAATTCTAATTGCTTCACTCGCCCATTTTGCTACACTAGGATGTTCGTCACAAAATTTCATAAAATGGAATTCCCAACTACTGCGGTAAGTTGGTGTTTTTGTTCCTATATATTTTTCAGGAAATCGTGGTGTGAATTTTCCTTGAGCAAATCTACTCATGTTAAGCTACAATATTTCTTTTTTCAAATTTTTCAGCAGTTGCTGGTCGTTTGTAGCCTAGTGTACTAGTCTTTGGTCTATTGTAATTAAGTACTTCAGTTACTACTGCACTTAATTGTATTTCGTTTAACCCTTTAAGAGTATCTAGTAATTTGAAAACGTTTATGTTGTCGAGTTTTGCTTGCTGCAATAATGTAGTACCAACTGAAATTGCAGCAGTTTTGTCAAAGCCTCGTTTTTCAAAAAATGCAATAACAGCATCAACTTGGTTAGTAGGAAAAGTTAATTTCTTTGAATAATAATTATTAAAAAAAGTAGTAACACCCTTGTCACTAAAATTATTAGGTTTTTCTTGAGGTAAGCTAGACATAATATACTCCTTAACTAAATTTTGCCTTTTCAGAGTCTGGTAAAGCGTCAAATCGCGCTCTTGCTTCGTTTATGCCCCCTGCACTATTTCCGCTTTGAAAAGAACTTCTAAACTTTTGAAATTGTGCGTCTTGTTCTTGCGCAGGATTAGTGTCCCCTGTAGTAATTGATGTTTGCCTCGATGATGCAATTGCTGATAAACCTGCAATTGCTGCTGTTGCTACTAGCAAGTCTTTGCCGCCGCCGCTGCCGCTGTTCTTTGGAAAAAACGTTTGTGCAACTCCGCTAACATCAATGCCAGCAGCGTCACCAATTGCTCCAGTTAGGATACGCAGGCCGCCTTCTCGTAATCCTTCTGAGTTTAAATCTCTTACATTCCTAGCTAGATTTGCTGCTGCAATTCCTGCTGCAAATGGGTTGCTAAAATTTTTGCCTTGTGTAATGTATTCATACAAGTCTACACCTGCTCCAAACACTCCATCAATGCCTAACGTGCCTCCACCTTCTAATGTAATAGGACTAGGAGTTCTGTCATAATGATCAGTTCTACCAAAGCCTGTTGGGCTTCCGTTTTCGCCTGCTTCAACATAGCCCCTGTCATAAAACACAGAGTCATATGCAACAGTCATTTGATTTTCTAGTATGTTACTACTTTGTGTATTGTCAAGTCTATCGTGTTGCCAAGACTGTATTAGCGGATTAACTAATGTAAATTTAGTATAACTCTTACGTGCCATTTGCGCAATTTCAATACGATCAAAAAACGGTACACTAGGTGTGTTGTTGTTCATACCATATTTGTATTCATTGGCACTTGCGCCAGCATAAGTGTTGTCGCCTGTAGTTCTATTACCGTATGCTCCGGTACTTAACGAATGATTGCCGTCTGCATAATAATACTTGTAGTATGCTTCCATTAATGCAGTAGTAGCACCAAAGTTGTCATCATGAAATGTAATATTAACTGGCGAATAGTCTATACGTGTCTGTACATTCTTCTTACGATTGTACATATTCTTAGTATCTGTTTGCGCCTGGAATTTAGGTAGATCAACGTTCTTAACTAACATGCCAATGACATTAGTATACGATGCTAGTTCTGGTATAATTGCTTGTGCTTCTTTAGTTAGCGTAAATGTAACATGATACAAAAATCCAAGTTTTGGAGCATGTTTTTGTGTGTCGTCGGTATATAGACGTGCGGCATGCTGCCAATCAGCCATATTGCCTTTTGGCCCTAAAATGCCACTTGCTATGTTATCTAAGAATCCTGTAAACTTACTTGCCATATAAATATTTATCCTTTATAATAAAGTACGTATATAATAAAAAAGGGAGCTAAAAAGCTCCCTTAATTGTAGAATGGCTGTGGAGTTTATTATACGCCGCCACCTGTAATCATTGTATTAGTTGTACGGCCTACTGCTGTACCAATACCTGTTCCATCTGGTGTTTGGATAGCATTGTCGAATCTAATTGCTAATGTAACTGTAACAGGTTCGTTTGCACTGTAAGATAATTGGTTATACGCTGCGTTTTGTACAAAGCAACCGTATAGTTCAAATGTCTCTAGTACGTTTGGTGTATTAGCACCGTTGCCGCCGTCTAAGATCTCAATACGTGTTGTAAATTTATAATCTTGTCCAGATGCTGCACTTGACTGCTCGTAGAAGTCAAACTGTTTCTGTAACTGTTCGCCTACTAGCTTCTGTACGTTATTATTAACATCTTCACGTAAGTTAAGTGTAATAGCTTCCCACGCATGTTTACCAGCTAGGTAAGCACGTGAGTTGTAAACTGGAATTTCGATTTCTTCGAAACTTACCGTTGGACGGGTTACATCTACTACTTGTTTTGTTAATTCTGTTGTCGGTGTTGATACACCAAAGTTCTCTAGCGTAACACGGAAGCGGTACTGTAGCTTCGGCATTAATAAACCTTGACTAGCTGCGCTATCGCCTGTTGCCAAAGGAACTGTAATTTTGCTTAGTGTTGAAATTGCCATTCTGTTTTCTCCTGTTGCAAGTATTTAGCAAATTTAGACCCCATATTTCAGGGGTCTAAATCTATGCCTTATAGCCCGCCTATTTCCCCAGTATTTTTAAGTCTTAGTGGAACGTAAATAAACTCAACTGCTTTTACAGGCTCAATAGCAATGTCTAAGTATAGTTCATTTCTATCGATTCTGCTCGGAGTATTGTTTGATTCATCGCAAACTACTAAGAAGTCGTACAATGCTCTTTGACCAACAAGCTCAAGCATCAAGCTCTCTGCTGCCTGTTTAATCTCATCGCGTGTAATCTTATCGTTTGGTTCAAAGATATAAGGTTTAGCTAACTGACTTAGTTGTGAACGTAAGTAAATTACCAAACGTGCCACGTTAATTCTGTCTAGTGCGCTCGAACCTCTTGCACGAGTTTTTTGACCGTAGTTAACAAGTCCTGCACCACTAATAAATGTAATTGGGTTAACATTCTGTGCATACAATGTATCGCGCTGACCTTCGTTTAGTGCAACACTTACAAATTCGCCTTCGTTGTTGATATATCCAACACTTGTCGCATTAGTAATGCCGCCACGTCTTGTACCTGCTGGTGCAAACCATGGGTAGCTAACTTGGTCACTTAGTGCAACTGTGCGTAGCATCATGTGACTTGGCGGAACAACAACATTGTTACCAAAGTTGTCACTTGTAAAGCCCCATGGGTAGAATGTACCGAAGTATTCATCTCTACTTACTAGACCGTCATCATTATCCTCAACTGCTAGTTTAACGTTAGTTGCCCATTCATTTAATGAAGTTGCATCTGGTGTTAATCTTGCTGGTGAATCACCAATAACAAAAGCACTTAAACCTCTGTCATAATTTAGTGTAATCATTTCACCGATTAGTTCTGGATATCCTGGTGTTGCCATTAAGTTAAAGATACGTGACTCATTATCTCTAATGTCATCATTACTATTAAGCATTGCTTGTAATGATTGTACAATAACTTTACGCTGTGCAATTCTGCCAAAGCTACCTGCGCCATCAGCTTGGTTGCCTGATTCAGTAACCCAACGATGTGGATAGTATGATCCCATTGCTTCGTCGTCCATGCGTCCGTTGTCTGCATTAACATCAATTGCGTTACGTACAAACTTCTTAACATTAAAGCCAGAACGTCTTAGGTTCCATAACAACATACCTTTTGGATATAGTGCTGGATCTGGAGCATCTGGGTCTAAGTAGTTACTTACTAGTAAATCTGCAATATCGCCTTCCAGGCCACTGTTTGCGCCTGCTGTATTATAACGTGCATCTGCAAATAGTACACCGTTTTCTGATGTTTGATCAGCTTTGTCTAACAATACCCAACGATTGGCTGTTGGTGTGTTAACTAAGTTAGCGTTAAAGCGATAAATCATCGGATAGTTTTCTAAGTCGCTAGTGTCAATCCAAAGATCACCGTCTGCTAGTGCTGTGCCATTACTTTGTAGTAGCGGAGTACTTGCTGCAACAATCGGACCTGCCGGATCGCAGTTTAAATAATCTGCACTATAGTTTTGATAGCCAACCCATGTAGTACCGTTGTGGATCATAATGTCAACTTCGTCAACAATTGAATTGTACCATAATGCGCCATCTAAAGCAAGTGAAGTTACTGGATCGGCTGATGCAGTGTAAAATGCAACTTCAGTACCTGAACTGTTACGTGTTGCTTTCCATTGACTTGCTACTAATTGTAATGGATCTGTGTCGCTGGATGTGCCTTGTGCATAGTATAAGTTAGGCGTACCATTTGTTACACTTGCAAAGCGTGTAAATCCTAAGTTGCCTAATACTGCATTAGATAAATCATCACGGAATTTAATTTCACCACCTTTAGCATGTGTAATTACAATCTTATTTTGACTTGTAACTGATGCACTAACATGTGCAACACCTGCATTAGTAATTGCAGTTGCAAATGCCTCTGCATCTACTGTACTATTTGTAGTTGTAAATTCAATAGTCACTTGCTCACTAAAAGCTGCACTGTTTGGTGCTGTAGCCGATAACCCAATTGCATAATTGCCCGGAGTTACGCCTGTTACTGCTGCACTTGTAATTGTAGTTGGTGCAACTGCTTCGCGCTTGTAAACAGTAAATGTCGCTAATGGATCTGCATCCCCTGCAACGTTTGCTTGTACATAAAGTGCGCCGACTGCAATGTTTGAACCGCCGCCTACTTTATCTAGACTGTATAATGCTTCTTCATGTGATGCAAAAAGCGGTGCTTCAACAGTATCCCATAATAGCGTAGCTGTGTTCCATACTTTAACTCTCCAACGTGCGCCGTTGCCCGGCTCGGTTGTTTTCATCCATACACTTCCTGTTGGGCGTGAGTATGTGTCTTGTGTTTTGTAAGCTGGAACTTGTGTGTGCTTACTAATTTGCAATGCTGGTGGATAATATGTACTAGCTGATAGGCCTAACTCGCCTAAAAGTAGTGCATCACCTGCGACTTCAATTGAACCTTCTGCTGCTGAATCGTCAGCTGCTGAATCAGTTCCGTCACTGTAAATTTCTAGTCTGCCGTCAACTGCTGCTGCATTGATATTTCCTAAAGGAAACAATGAAGTAATAGTAGTTGCAACATCACCGATAGTATTGCCTGAAGTAACAGTAACTGGTGTACCGTTTAGTGTAAAGTTTGCTGAGCCTTGGGAGAAAACAGGATTAGACTTAGTACCGCGTACTGTAGCCCAACTCTTTTTCCATACATCACTACCAACTAGTACCCATGTGCCGCTTTGATTTCTGTAAAATGTTCTAGCAATTGTACTGCCAAACACAACAGCATAGTCGCCAATGGCACCTACAGTAGTTTTTGGAATTTGTCCCTGTGTACCGTTTGTTAGATCTGAACCAGCTGTTAATTGGGTGCTGTCAGTAATAACAATAGGTGTTTTGTATGTATATGACTGTCCACCAGTTACTGTTACTGCTGCGCCATTCCACTCTTGGATGCCAAAACTTGTTGTTTGTGTGTCGATCCAATATGTTCCAGCCATTGGATTAGCTGATGGTGCTGTTGCTGATGGACTTAGTGCTGCTAAGTCGATATCTGCACGTACAACCCATGCTCTGTTACTTACGCCCAAATATGAATAAGCAGCATGTAAGCCGTATTCGTTAAGTTCGCCTGCATGAATTGGATTATTATTGTTATCTGTATAAAATAGCGGATCGCCAAAGGTGTCTGCTAAATCACGCTGTGATGTTAATAAGTAAGGTTTGCCAGCATTTGCCTTAATGGTTCCCTGTGCTGTTCCTGTTCCGCTTGCGTTCGTTTTGTTTTCAGCGGAAGCAACAAAGATCATTGGTGTTGTGCCTGGCTCTGCCGGGGTGTAGAACGATTCGTCAATTACTTTGACTTCTACTCCTGGGGATGTTAATGCCATTTGTTTTCTCCTATAATACGAGTTGGTAGTTTCGTTACATGTATTTAGCAACCGCAGGAGAAAACCCATGCGATATATGCCCAAAAAAGGGACCGAAAAGGTGAGCTAAATAATAGTATGCGCCCATTATGTAAATGCGGAGAGCGTCCCGCAGCAATAAACTACAAAAAAGGAAACAGAACTTACTATCGTAAGCTCTGCGAAACCTGTTTGCGGAATGGTGTTAATCACGGAATACCTAAATGGAAACAACGTGGATACGAAAAGAAAGACAACTGCGAAAAGTGTGGATACCAATCAATCCATAAAGAACAGTTTAACGTATTTCACATAGACGGAGATTTAAATAACTGCCGTCCTACAAATTTAAAAACTATATGTGCTAACTGTCAACGTCTACTTCAGAAAGAAGGTATCCGTTGGAAGCAGGGTGACCTAGTCCCTGATTTTTAAAAATTGTGCGCATAAGAACTGCAACGTTCTTTTCTAATCTTTCTAACGAACCATTATTGTCAAGTGTGTAATCACACATCCATTGTTCGATACTCATTGAACTAGGATCTTCTTTAGGCAAATGATCACAACGATCTACCCAAATAGCATAATCAAAAATTTGTTCATTTTGCATTGCAAAGAATTCTCGACGATTACGCAATCCGCAATAGATATTATGTTCTTTAAATAAGTTACGGCCTAGTCGTGCTAGATCATCTTTGCAGTAATCATGAATCATGTTGTACCATTCGGTACGATGATTGTGTCTATCTGCATAGCAATGTTCTTGGTCTTGATAACCGTATTTGTCTTTTAAATCATTAAAGATAAAAAGGTCAGAACAAAACTTTGAACTTGATTCAAACTTGTAACCATAATTTTCTAAAATTTCGCAGACGGTATCTTTACCATGCCTGCCATGTCCAACTACTAATAATTTAGGTAACACAGAATACTCCTTGGTGAATATACTGTTTATTATAGCATCTTATTGTTGTTTGTCAAGAACTTTTTGATAGGCTTCTTCAAACCCTTCTTCGTGGATATAATTTTCATTGTTATTCCACAACCTTTTGAAATACGAATCATATATGCGTTCAATGGTTGTGTCTGACTCGGACTTGTCAATTAACTGTCCTTTGATCATCCAGTTAAGTCGGTTAGCTTCTTTACGTACATATGGACTGCACATGTTAGTACCTCCTTGTTATACTGTATTTACAGCATAACAGAATGTTAGCGCCAACTTTGAATGTTTTTAGCCGATTGCAAATCCGTAGCCAACACCGCCTGCAACTTGTAGTTTAAGTTCTTCTTCAAGTTTTTCCATTTCAGCTGATGCTTCGGCTTTTAGTGCATCACCGTTAAGGCTTGTGCCGCCTTGTGGTCCTGCAATTGTAGCAAATTTTGAACGTGCTTCGCCTAGCATATGCTTACAGGCTGCTAATGTATAATCTTTAAGCCATTGTTTTGCTAGATAGTCGTCTAGCAACTGTTCATCAGTTCTATAATTATAAACATATAGTAACAATGCTTCTTCAGCTCTAGGACGCTGTAGTAAAGTTAGTTGCTTAGATTGGGTATTCCATTTAAATTCAATAAATGATCCAAACATACGTCCAACTAATTCTTGATACTGTGAGAACATATCGTATGTTGCTAATCCGCCTAAGTTTGAACTAGACAACAAATAAGTGTTTGTGTATGCCATGTTAAATGGTTCAAATAATGTTCCGCCATCGCCGCCACCTGTTCTTGAGCCAATACTTCTGCGAAAAAGCTGACGTACTTCTACAACTTCATTTGGCAGTGTGTATGTGTTTTGATCAATTACTGTTGGCATAAACATATATGATTCTTCAACTGCGTTATCGCTGCGCTGTCTAAATTTAGACAATGCCTTATCTAATCCTGTATTATAATGGATCGGATCTAGCTCTACGTCAATCATTCCGCCGCCGAGCATTGCATTTACATAATCAAATACTTGTTGTTTTACTGTTGACATATAATATTCTCCACATAGTATTTATCCGTAGCATAAATATAGTATGCCAAGAATAAGTTTATATAAACCAGAAAAGGGTAAAGACTACAGCTTCTTAGATCGTCAGATCACAGAGATGTTTACAGTCGGAGGTACGGATATTAATGTCCACAAGTACTTAGGCCCTAAAAACCCCGATGACGCAGATGCTACAGCTGACCAGCCGAAGTATGATAGCGTTAAGGAAACCAATATACAAGACTTGCTGTTTATGGAAAATAGAGATCGAAAATACGATCCAGACATTTATACCATGCGTGGCATTTATAGCGTAAACGACAATGACTTTAATATGTCACAGTTTGGGCTATTCTTAGATAACGATACATTGTTTATGACTATTCCAATAAACAAAAGTGTTAAAACAATTGGCAGAAAAATGATGAGCGGTGACGTTATTGAATTGCCGCATATGAAAGACGAGTACGCACTAAACGATTACAGTGTTGCGTTAAAACGCTTTTATGTAGTAGAAGATGTTAACCGTGCAAGTGAAGGTTTTAGTCCTACATGGTATCCACATCTGTATAGACTAAAATTAAAACAAATTGTCGATAGTCAAGAATTCAAAGAAATACTTGATTTGTCAGCCGAAGATGGAGATACTGGCAATACATTACGTGACCTACTGTCTACATACGAAAAAGAAATGCAAGTAAATGATGCTATTATTAATCAGGCAGAAGTAGACGCACCTAAGTCGGGGTATGACACTAGCCACTATTACCAAATGGAAGTTAAATCTACTGAAACTAGTAGTGAAATTCAAATAGAAAAAGTCGACGGAGCTAGTGTAACAGCACCACCGTCTAAACTTGGGTATAGTGGATATCTAGTTGGTGACGAGTTTGCTCCTAACGGTTCAAATTTTGGCCATGGCATTTCTTTTCCTGAAATTGCAGGCTCAGGTGATTATTTTTTACGTACTGATTTTATGCCAAAACGTTTATTTCAATATGATGGAGCAGCGTGGAGGAAAGTACACGATGTTGACAGAATGACAATGACAAACAATACAAATCGTATGCACCAAAAAGGTACGTTTATTAACAACAAAGCATATGTGTACAACGATAAGGTTGCATCAGGAAGTTCTGTACTTACTGTAGGTGCAATATCGTTTGATACTAGTATTGCATACCCTGTTACTGCATTGTATCTAGAATTAAAAATTGACACACATACTAAACATTATGTCATTGCAGATCATCCAGGACTAGTTACTGCAAACAGTGATTCAACGGTGCTAATTACACTTCCGGAAATTGCTAATGTACAAGACACAATCGAATACGATGGACAATGGACTATAAACTTCTACAATAACAGAGAAGCAGAGAAACAAAGTCTAAGTAAGGCACTAAGGCCTAAGGCGGATAATTAATGGATCATTTTTACGACGGTCAGATAAGACGATACTTAACTCAATTAATTAGAATGATGAGTGGGTTTACATACGCAGACGGCAGTGGTCAACTTACTACTGTTCCTGCTATGTACGGTGATATTACTAGACAAGTTGGAAGTATTTTAAGAGACAACTCGGAGAACAAAATACCAAGTGCTCCGCGTATGGGCGTATATATTACTGGTCTAGAAATGGATCGTAATAGGACTAGCGATAGTTCATATGTTAACAAAGTTAATATTAGAGAACGTGCATATGACGCAAATGGCCAAGAATATTTAAACCACGAAGGTCGTAATTATACTGTAGAACGTCTAATGCCTACTCCGTATACACTTACTGTTAATGTAGACATATGGACTAGTAATACTGAACAAAAATTGCAACTGATGGAACAAATATTAATGTTGTTCAATCCTAGTTTAGAACTGCAAACAACAGATAATTATTTAGACTGGACTAGTTTAAGTGTTGTTAACTTAGATACTGTTAACTGGAGCAGCAGAAGTATTCCAACAGGTACAGAAAGCGAAATTGACGTAGGTACACTAACATTTAGTACTCCAATTTACATTAGTCCTCCTGCAAAGGTTAAACGCCTTGGAGTTGTTACAGATATTCTTACAAAAGTATTCCAAGAAATACCAAAAACTGACATTTTGCCAGAAGCAAATCTACGAACTGGCGTTTATGTAAGTCCTACAGGCGAGATTAAACGAGAGCGTACTGAACAATCTTGGACACAATCTCTTACACAACTTAATGTAAATAAATCTGCATACCAAGAATGCGAATTGTTAGTATTAAATACCACTGCTAAATTAATTAAACGAGGCATAGTAGGCGGCATTTCATGGGACGAATTTGTTAAAGGATTTCCTAGTAAATTTGAAGATGGCGTAACTACTATTAGATTATCTCGCTCTGACTTTGAATACGACATCATTGGAAGAATTGCAATTAGTCCAATATCTAATACAGAAGTAACAGTTGATTGGGATATAGACAGTTTACCAACTGACACTGTTATTTCAAGTTCTCAAGGAAATAGAAGTAAGATTGACGCAATTATTGATCCTACTAAATCTGATCCACGTACACTACAAAGCGTAAGCATGTCAGATAACCCAAGAATATTATTATTAGCGCCAATAGGAAGTAGTATAAACACCGACGGCGCCGATGCTTGGAAAAACAACGACGGTACTGATTTTGTTGCTGATGCAAATGATATTGTAGAATGGGACGGTGCCAAGTGGAGCGTTGTATTTGATGCAGATACTGATGTTAGTGTATACGGAACAGTTTATACTACAAATCTTAACACAGGCGTTCAATATAAGTTTGATAGCGGCGAATGGATTCTTTCATTCGAAGGCGAATATCCAAATGGCGCTTGGAAAATAGAATTCTAATATAACTACTTGTATGAAAGATATTATTTGCAGTGGTGCTCTGGTCTATGCACTAGACTCTAACCGGTTTTTATTTTTACATAGAGCAAACAGTAAAAATAAAAATGTATGGGGGCTAGTAGGCGGAACAAATGAAGACTCTGAAACTCCTTGGGAGGGGTTACGTAGAGAAATTGAAGAAGAAATTGGTCCTTTAGAAATAAAGAAAACAATTCCTCTTGAAACATTTGTATCTGTGGACACTAAGTTTTTATTCCATACATATCTCTGCGTTATTAAGGAAGAATTTATTCCTTGTCTAAACAGCGAACATAACGGATATGCATGGGTATCGTTTGGGCACTGGCCAAAGCCATTGCACTATGGACTACAAAACACTTTAAACAAAAAAGTAAATTTGAATAAATTAGAAACATTGTTTGAAGTAATTAATTTAATTGATTGAGGATAAAATGACAACAAATAACAACGTTGAAAAAACAACCTTTGGCTATATCGTTACCTGGGTTAAGACAGAAACATATCTTGGTAAAATTATGGTATTTGATAAGCAAGGTGGCAAGACGCCAATTTACTTTAATCAAAATGCGACTAAGAGTTGGTTTATTAATAGTGGCAAGTTTAAAGTTAGCTACATTAACACTCAAGAAGGTAAGTTATACGAACAAGAAATGACTGAAGGATCAGTATTTCATGCTCCTCCGTGTATGCCTGCAGGACTAGAATTATTATCTCAAGAAGGATCTATTTCTCAGATTAGCGATAAAGATGATAAAGAAGATCGACTGTATTTGTCTGAGGCAGTGCTAGAAGTAGAAAAAAGTCCGTTTGTTTAAGACAACGTAAAATTATAAGCAATAGATATTCTTGGCTCGCTACTTTGGTTATGTTCGACATAATGGGTGAGCCAAGAAGGAAATGCAATTACTAACCCATTAAACGGAGTAACAGACCATCTAGGAGAGTTATGCAAGTTTCCATTATTAACATAACTTCTAGGAATAGTTAACTCAACATTTTGATGCGGTGACATAAAAATAATATTACCGCTATCTTCATTGGCAGTTACATAGTATACAAAACTAACCCAATTGTCTGCATGTGCATGTGGATGATTTATATGAAACGATTGTTTGTTTAATATATTAACCCAACATTCATTAAGATTAACTTTTAAATGACTATGAAGTCCTTGTAATTCTTTAAAGCCATTTGCTCTAGATACCATCCATTCAGTTAAATCAGAAAGTTCATTAACAAACGGGTCAACTGTTACACTTTCACCTACTAAGCTGTTACAGTATGTTGCAATTATATTATTATCGACTTTAGGTTCGTCGCTGGCTAGAAAACTAGGAAATAGCGGAGTTATATTCATTTGTGGAACTGACTATAATATTCTAAACTAGTCGGAAACCTAGCAGTAATTTTTTCTTTATCTAAGTTGTTATTATTAATAACAGTTTGTAAATCCTTAACCATGTCGTCGAAGTCTACATTCCAAAATTTCATATTACTATGTTTAAAACTAGTATACGGATTTATTTTATGTCCAGCTAACATGTAAATATTAGCACCTAATGTTTCAAACTTTAGTTTATCTTCTATATTGAAGAATTGAGATCCTCGAAGTTCGTAAATTTCTTTTAACAAATCACTATCGTTAAACTCTTGCATTTGTATGTCGCGCCAATACTGTGTATCGTCTCTATTTGTCATAGCGTAATGCAATGTAATAAAATCTGCAAAATATAAAAACTGTTCACGACATACGTTATTAAATGTATGTGCGTCAAAATTGTTTAATGCATCTTTGCCTTCTGCAATGTTTACAAAGTTCAATAAAAATTCATGTACGCTCATTAATCCATTTGATTCTAACGGTTCAATAAATGCACCAGCAAGTCCGATACTTATACAGTTTTTGACCCAAAGTCGTTCGCTCATGCCATTGCGCATGTGTATATGCTTAAATTCCATTTCATCAGCAACCGGGCCTAAATAATCTTTAAACTCTTGTAATGCTTGTTCTTTAGTGGTGTACTTGCTTGCATAATTATATCCAGTACCGATACGCTCCCAAGTTGGTATTTCCCATACCCATCCGTACCCTAGTGCAACTGAATTAGTATAAAGTCTTAATTCTTTTTCTTTATCTTTATACGGCCGTGCTGCTGCCCAAGCACAGTCAGTATAAGTTTTATTATTAAACTCGCCCCACGGTTCTTCTAATACACCTTCAATCAATGCACGTTTAAATCCAGTGCAATCAAAAAATAAGTCGCCGGTAATTGATCCTTGATCTGTATCTAAACTTGTAATGTATCCGTTTTCATCAGTTTGCGCTCCGTTCACATCTGTAACTATATGTATTACGCCCTTAGGCAAACAATATTCGTCACGCAAATAAGCGTAAAATTTATGAGTGTCAAAATGCCAGGCGGCATCTTTTTCTAACGACCAAATGTTTCCTATTACTCCTCCATCACCAAAAGGCGTAACAGGAACTTTGTTAGAATCCAAACATTGTGATATAGGTGACATGTCGTTAACTAGATTTTCAAAAGGTACCTTAGTAAGATATTGATGTTGAAACCATTCTGCTACACTGAAGAATCTTTGATCTAATCTTCCAAACGGATAATGAAATCCTACTTTGTCATCTTTATGAAAGTTTTCAAATCGAATACTCAGTTTATTAGTAGCATTGCATTTTGTAATAAAATCAATGTCAGGTATTTCTAAGTATTTTTGCCATCGGCGCATTAATTGCGTGGTGCTTTCGCCTACTCCTACTACGGGTTTTGTCGGCGATTCGACAATCGTAATGGTATTATTTGGAAATGCTTTGGCCATAGTAGCTGCTGTCATCCAACCTGCACTACCGCCACCAACAATTACAATATCTTTAAATTTCATACTCAGTTATACTCCAATAATATTTATAGTGTTGTAAATACTTGCATAGCATAATTGAGAGGCAATATGATTAAATCGTTAACAGTTTTAGGTGGCGGCAATGCAGGATTAATGTCTGCATTATATCTCAAAACATCTGTACCAGATGTCAAGTTTACTATTATTAAGTCGAGTAAGATTGGCACAATTGGAGTAGGCGAAGGCAGTACAGAACACTGGATGTACTTTGCTAAAGCAGTAGGAATTAGTTTTGTCGAGCTTGTTAAAGAGTGCGGCGCAACTTTTAAAATGGGATTAAAATTTGAAAACTGGCACGGTGATGGTACTAGTTATTTTCATAGTCTCCCAACTGCTTTTACACATCAAGATCCGCTTACCGGTGTTGCTCATCAGATGATGGGATTAATTGCCAACGGTACTAGTACTCAAGATCTAAATTGGAAGTTGCCAATGGAAGGATATGTTGCCGAACCGTTTGAGAACGTATTCCAGTTCCACTTTGATAGTGAAAAATTAAATGCATTTTTAATTAAAAAATCTATCGAAGCCGGTATTAATATTATCGAGGCTGATATCGTAAATACTAATGTAGATAATGAAGGCTTTGTAGAATCAATTGTAGACACTAACGGTAATGTACACTTCGCTGACTTCTTTATTGACAGTAGTGGATTTAATCGTGTTATTGCATCTAACGTAGGAGCAGGATGGGTTGATTGGTCGCATTATCTTCCATTAAATAGCGTCATTGCTTTTCAAACTCCTTACCAAGAAGAACTTCCTCCGTATACACTAGCACGTTGTATGAATGCAGGATGGATGTGGCGAGCGCCTGTACAAGAACGCTTTGGTAACGGTTATGTATATGATGACAGATTTATTACCGAAGAAGAAGCATTAACAGAAGTTCAACAATACTTTGACTTTCCATTAAAAGTAGGTCGTAAAATAAAATATAAATCAGGACATGTTAATAAGGCATGGATTAAAAATGTAGTATCTATCGGACTTAGTAGTAACTTTGTAGAGCCATTAGAAGCCAGCAGTATTTCTACTACTATTCAACAAAGCAGATTATTAGCAACTGCATTATGGAACTGGACACGTGAAGACACTGCATCCCCCGATAAGTATAATGAAGTAGTAGATAATATGATGCATAATATTTTAGACTTTATTCAGTTACACTACTACACACAACGAGAAGATACAGAGTTTTGGAGATGGGTTAAAAATGAATTACCTAGAACAGAATTTATTAAGAACAACTTAGAAAATTTTAAAACTAATTTTGTAAATCAACTACTTTTGCCCGAAGACGGCGCAGCAGATAACTATATGATATACGATTGCTTAAATTGGATTCAAGTTATGCACGGATTACGTATGTTTGATGTCGACTCAATAAAAGAATTATACAACAGACGATGTAAACAATTTTATAGTAAGTTAGATGCAGAGCAATTAAGTTATTTGCCTAACGAACCAACAGCAGATTATTGGTTTACTTGCAGGGATGCAATTAATATTATTAACAACGAACTAAAGGTACAACTATGATTAAATCACTATGCATTCTAGGTGGCGGCACAGCTGGGCTTATTGCAGCGTTAATGGCAAGATCATCATATCCAAAATTAAGTATTACAGTAGTAGAATCAAGTGAATACGGAATTGTCGGAGTGGGGGAAGGCAGTACAGAACACTGGGCAGGATTTATGCAGCACATTGACGTTGATGTTCCTACATTAGTTAGAGAAACTGCTGCTACATATAAGACAGGAATTAGATTTACTAACTGGCACGGCGATGGCACAGAATATTGGCACAACTTATTTGAAGACTTGTCTCATCAAGATCAAAAAGTCGGACTATACACAGGCATGATTAAGTTAATTGCAGATAATGTAGATCCTGTTGATACAGTATTGCCGACTGGACGTAAATCATTACACGCACAGCCGTTGCACTATTCGGTACACCAATACCATTTCGATACTAACAAATTAAATGTATTCATGCATAAGCTATGCAGCGAACGAAATATTACAGTTATTGACGATAAAATTAATGACGTTACGCTAGATAGTCAGGGCAATGTACACAAGTTAATTGGTGAGAAAGATTTTTACACCGCAGATTTCTTTATTGACAGTAGTGGCTTTCGACGAGTAATTAGCTCTAAACTTAATGTTAAATGGAACAGTTGTGCAGATCAATTGCCTATGAATTCTGCATTAGCAGCACCTACGCCATACGAAGAAGAAATTCCTTCACATACCGAAGCTAGAGCATTAAGTTCAGGATGGATGTGGCGTATCCCTACGCAAGATAGATTTGGTAACGGGTATGTTTACTGCGACAAATTTATTAGTGACGAAGATGCCGAAGCAGAATTTAAATCACAATTTCCGTATGAAATTACAGTTGCTAAAAAAATTAAATTTGAAGCAGGTTACTTAGACGAGCTATGGGTTAAAAATTGTCTTAATGTAGGCTTAGCAGGAATGTTTGTTGAACCGCTTGAAGCAACTAGTATTGGATTTACTATTCAACAGATGTTTGGATTCTTAATAAGTTTGCCAAATTGTAGTTCTAAAAATACACTAGCACGAAGCACATACAACGATACATTTAAAATAGTTGCACAAAATATTATTGACTTTGTGCAACTACATTACTTTACTGAAAGAAAAGATAGTGAATTTTGGAAGTGGTGCAACAACGGCGGCATTACTAAATCAGAATTTAACAAAACACATTTAGATAACTTTAAAAAAACATTGCCGGGGCAATACGCATTTCAAGATAAGTTTTTAATGTTTAAAGAGTTAAACTGGTTGCAAGTTATGCATGGATTACGCCTGTACGATTATAAAACACTTAATGAATGGTTCTACGATAACTTAACTCATACTATTCCGTTTATCGAAGAACAACTTAGAGAACGAGAATTTGTTACATCAAGTATTCAATATTTTTCACATAGAGAAGCGTTGCGTCATTTGACAGAACTTACAGAAACTATGATGATAAGAGATATTAAAGATTTAATTAGTACGTAGCACCGTCAATCTCAGTATCGCTATTGAAACTAATGATAGTTTTTGGTGTTGCTGTTTTGTTTACAGGTGCCCTATGTATAACAAAACTAGGAAATGTAAGTATATCGCCTTCTTGAACATCCATTGTAATAACTTCACGACTCCACGGATCAATTAGTTCTGTTTTTGGAGTGCCGTCAGGTAAGTCCAAATAATACACATTAGTCCATTGACATTTAGTGTGTACATGCCATCCGTGTGTGCTACCTGTATTATATTGTTGAAACCAAATATTATGTATGCTATAAGATGCATAACCCAATTCACTGTATATAGATGTTAGTGCTTTTAATAAATGAGGCTGCATTACATCTGTCCAAGGACGTGGATCGTACGACTCTTTGTAATCGCAACGAGTTATATCTAAAGTACTAGTACCTTCTTCGTAAATTCTTTCTGCACTATCTTGTTCTCTAATTAATTTTAACACAGAGTCTTTTATTAATGTGTGCTCTTCAAACTTAGTAATGATGGCAGGAACTGTTAGTTTAATCTTCTTCAATCTAAATGATCCTTAGTTATAATTTGCTTACTATTCATCATCATCTGTTCTAATTCTATATGCACGTTTTCTGAGACACTGTCCCATGGCATTCCCATTGCAGGACGTCCGTCCCATTTTAAGTCTGCGTTTGTGCCGTTAGCATCTACGTATTGTATAAATGCTTGTATTTGTTCATTGCCTTTAAACGCACCTTTGCGCCAGTGCGGCAGTTTATTTCCGGGATATATTAACATATCGCCCTTTTCTAATAAAACTCTTTCAATTGTATCGTCTTCATGCTTTACACACAGTAACCAATCAACATCATCTTTATCTAACGTTACTGACACAGTGTACTCTGAACTTCTGCGATCATAATGAGGATGAAGTACTGCTCCTGTCCTGTATATTCTTCCGTACGAATACGATGGATATAAAGTTTTATTTACGGCTGCTTCAACTTGAGGCTGTATTAATAAAGATAGTGTTTCAATAAACAACGGTGAATAAACAGAAAAACTTTCTGCCATGCCTTGTTCTTTACCAGCATCGGGATTCATGATATCTATACAGCTATCCATCATACGAAACTCTGCTGATATAAAATCGCATATATCTAAACTTACTGCATTTTTTATAACTGTAACTTCACTCATAGTATTGGCACCAAACTAAATTGTTCAAAGGGCAAGGCAGGCTCGTCGTGTACATCAAAGCCTAATGTCATCCTTGGCGTGTTAAATTCTTCTATTACTTCTACTTTATGCTGACGATAACCTGGACCGATATAAATGTTTCCAATTTCATTTTTTATTTCGTATCCTTCAAACATTGTTTTTGTCTCTTTTGGATCAATACTAATATATCCATGAAACGTCCAATCGTGTCCGTGCCAGTCTAACACTTGAGTAGGCATATGATAATTTATCCACGACTGCATCCATAAAGGTTTGTCGTGTCCTGCAAAAGTTCTTATGTGGGTTGATAATTCTTTAAACAACTCGTAGAATACAGGCGACGGTGATGTCGCAGCAAATACATTGTACATTCCATATGCCCAAGTTGAGTCTTTATTTGGAAACGCATTTAAAAAATGTCCATGCACTCTATGTAAATCACGCACCATATATTCATGATTATCTATTACATTTTGAGACTTATGTAATACCCAATCGCTCAAAACAATAATCCTAAATTAATATTTACAACGCACCTAAATTTACTTTCTCTAGCAAATGAACTTGCATGATAAGTGTGCCCAGGAAAAATAACTACCCTTCCTTTTTTAGGCGTAACACGTTGTCTTACAGTAAAGTTATTTTTTTGCATTTCGTCAAAGTCTTTTTCAAACGTAGGATTTGATTCATTAAAAATAAAAGTATCTCCGTCGCTATCGTTGACATAATAGATAGCAATATAATGAGGATACAAACTGTCAATATGCGGCATATGCCAGTCTAATTTAGAGTACTTGTTTTGATGTGTTAAGTTAAAGCGCATACGTTCTAACATATTAAACTGTACAGGAGACTTGTCTGCAATAGACAAATATAACGGATATATTGATTCAAAAAACGGAGAAACTGCTTTTTGTTCTTCATACAGAAAATGATTAAACCCTTGTATGTTTTCTTCGTCCTTAGCAAGTTGCTCTTCATTTGAAACTAAGTTTGTATTAAAATACCACGGAAACTGCAAACTAGTCACTTTGTCTAAAATGTGATTTTGATATGTTACAGGTATAACATCATCAATTACATAAATTTCATTATCTAGTTCCATGTTATCCGCCTTTTGCAAAAAATACTAATGTTAATCTCGAATCTTCTTTAGTCTTGCCAAAGAAATTATTTGGAGCATGCCACACTTTTGGATCAAATAAAATACATCTATTATAAACATTTTCAATAGTCATAGTAGGCCTAAATGTTGCACGTTGCTCTTCTCGGTATCTAGCTAGTGCAGCACGTTCATCTTCATTTGCATGTAACACATCCTTATGAAAGAAATCACTATATCGATCTGCATCGACTGCTATTTGATCTTTATAAATTGTTGTACCGCTGTTCGGAGCAGGTTCTGGATTTAAATAAATTAATCCAGAAACACTAAGAGTCGGATCATCATCGTGAACCCAGCCGTTGCCGTAAGTTTCATCAATTAAATGAAAGTTAGCCCATAGCTGTTCAAACCCTTTAAACATTGGTAAGTGTACTAGAAGTCGTTTTGCAAAGTCTTCAAAAGCTCCTTGATCAATTTGATTAAGAAATTGCGTTCGTGATCCTGGATATGTACTATCTGAAGCTAATTTATATTCTTGACTTAGTGCCAATGTCCTCCAAAGAGACGGAACATCAAAAAAGTTATCGATAATTTTTGTAGGTAAAAATTTATGTTTTCTTCGATTTTTTAAATCACGGTTTTGAATTAAGTCTACACTGTTTCTAGAATTATCCAAAATACTTTCTAAATTAACTTCTCTCATCTGATTGCGTTCCCAAAAAATACTAATGTCATTCTAGCGTCTTCTTTAGTCTTGCCAAAGAAGTCATTTGCACTATGCCAAGTACGAGGATCAAACATTACGCATCTATTATATAAGAAGTCTACTTCAGCTTCAGGAGGAAAAGTTGCACGTTGCTCTTCTCTATATTTCCAAAACTTCTTACGTTCTTCGGCATTTTCGTTTGTAACATCCTGTTGAAACATCTCTGTATAAAACTCTCCGTTAAATTCTTCAACATCTTTATAAAATGTTGTACCAGAGTGTAGCGGACATTCCGGAGTTAGGTATATAATACCTGCAACATCATGAATAGGATTGTCGTCATGGACCCAACCTCTGCCCCATGTTTCGTCAATGATCTGAAAGGTTGATTGAATTTCATCAAACCCTTTAAACATTGGAAGATGTTCTAATAATTTGCATTCTAGTACTTCGTATAACTCCATACTAATTTCTTGCAGCATTGGTGATCTTAATCCTGGCCAAGTGCCTCGCTCTCCTTTGTAGTACTCTAACTCTAACGCCATTTTACGTATTAAGTCCGGAGTTTCAAAGAAGTTATCTACAACTGTAGTAGGGATCCAAGGAGTACCTTTACCGCGATCAGGCATTATATCTTCTCCGCAGTAAAGTTCATTGTTAATACAATTCTACTAGGTAGCATCTTAGGACACGTACTAGCATGATAGTGTCTACCATTAAATACTGCAAACTTTCCCATTTCTGGAGCAACATCAACACGTGGAACATATTTTTCAGAAGCTTCAGTTTGATCAAAGATTACAGTATCGCCATCACTTTTATTTAAGTAGTACAATGCAGTGTAGTGATCAAAATCACAATCAACATGAGGCTGATTATAAACATAAGGCTGACTCGGTAAATTGTATCTAGTTTTTAATAAAAACCCTAACCTAAAACGAATTACTCCAATTGGTTTCAGTCCTGCTGCTGCGCATCCGTTTTCGAATACTGGTTTAAACATTTCAAAGTAATCACTTTGTGTTCCGTTATTGTTAAACAACAAATGTGTAAAGCCTGGGGTATTTGCTCCGGGCTTAGTTGCTCTTTCATAAGTTGTATCTTCTAAATAGTGCCACGGAAATGTAACATCAGTAACAGCATTGTATAATTTTTTCTGATATTCGCTGTCAACAATGTTAGAAAATTCTTGTAATTCAATTGCCATTTTTATTAATCCTATACTTGTTTCTATCGACTGCATTAGTTGGTGCATCAGTTTTTAATCTTTGCCAACACGGAATACTAATAGATAGTCTAGTATTAGTTGGCTCTGCAATATGATATGCTCTTGACGGAATGTACAATGCATCACCTGGTTCAAGGGTAACATCAATTGCTGCACGTAGTGCATTATTATTTACTCTTCCATTCATTCGTCCAGTTGCAAATAGGCTTGAAATCCTATTTTCAAATACTTTCCAGTGTGTTGTGCCTTCTACTTGAATAATAAAATTTGACGGATAGTCGTCATGTACTGAAAAAGAACTGTGTGATTTTAGTCCTGCATATACATGAATAGCTGCATGAACATCAAACATTTCTTCAAATCGACTTAGTAATTCATTTGTATAATCATTATGAAATCCGTAATTAGTAATTACTAACCCGGCGCCGTTATTTACTTTGTCAAAAATAAATTGCTTATCTTGTACAGGCTTATAGTAGTTCCACGCCTTTTGATGTTCTGGTATTACAATCTTATTACAATGTTCGTCAATTAGTTCAAACTCGTAAAAGTTTGTGTTATTCATGCAATCTTCTACATCATTCCACGTTACTAGCTGTTCGGGATTACTAATAAAGTTTTTAAAATAACATGGCTTGTCATCATTTTCTAAATCAACTTTAGTAAAGATCTTTTCTGCTAAGTCATGATACATCTACAATCTCCAAATTAAAAGCTAGTGACACTCTTTCTTCTTCGGTTTGACTAGGCAATACTCCGTGCGGTAGGTACGAAGGGAACAACACCATTCTTCCATCTCTAGGTGGATATCGGCAGGTGGCTCCACTAATAGCAGTATGTGTGTCAATGTGTGCTGCTGATGCGATGATATGATCCTCGCTTGTATTTTTATAGAAAACAATGTCGCTTGCATTATTTGGAACAGTTACGTAGAACGTGCCTGATAAAAAAGAGCCAGCGTGAGTATGAATTTGATTTGAGTGACCTTTGCCGTTAACATTGAACCATAAATTGAGCATTTTAAATTTGTAACCTGGTGCGTAACCGTAGTCGCCTAAGCAGCGTTCAGAAGCACCTAAAATATAATCTATTAATGTGCTAAGTTCATTATGATCGCCGCCTTTAAAGTCTGCCGACTGCCATCCTCCATTATTACTAATTTGTCTGCCATTAGGGTCTTCGTCGCGAAGTCGTTGACATAGCGCTCTTATAGGTTCAAGGTTTATATTTGTGTCATCCCACCAAATCGGTGTAGGAAAATAAAAATCTAAATTCATTTAAAAAAATCCTGTGCTGTCATTATACTGTGTTGAAAGGCGAATGTGTGACTCCATCTAAAATCTATACTATCTTCGATATACGGACAGTGCGGGGTACTAGATTTATACATTGTTAATTTAGAATATTCTGCAGGAACCATTCCTACTTTAACAAACCCAAACTCAGCTGCTTCGTCGTCAGTCCAATTAGTCCACTTAGATAAACGTTTAGTTGTAGAAAGTTCTTTATACCTCTTATACATAGGATGTAATTCGTCAACTTGGAAGTCATAAAAACTAGCAAAGTTGCCATCATTTTTTCCAAATAACTCGTGAACTTGTCCTTTGTACTCGTATAAGTTTGTACCTGTAGTACCTAGAGCGTGATCTGAAAACCACAAATTTCCAACTATACCATGCGGATAATCTACGTGAGCCATTCTAAATGCATCAATGGGCTTACTTTTATTTTTCCAATACAAATTCCCCCATTCGTGTACTTCTTCATTTGCAGAATACGGTTCGATATTATTTTTATAAAAATTAATAATTAAATTAATAACACCTTGCGTCATCCACTGCGGTAAATGTATTGTGTCAAACGGATTTGGATCAGTGCATGTATCTGCATTATTATTAATAGACACTGGAAAGGTAGATACAAGTTCTTTATATTTTTCAAATCCGTCTGCTTGAAACGGGTTGTCAGCAATCCAATATCCTGTACTATCGGTAAGCGAAACGTATTCTACTTTCCAATCTTCTAATAGCTTTAATTTAATTTCTTGATCAAATGTATTAGCATCAGGGTTGCAAAATCTAAATTCCATTATCCAACATTCCACGTCATTACTATTCGTTCTTCATCTGTATTGTTCGGCTGTGTTCTATGTTTTAACCAGGCCGGAAAAATTAAAACATCATTTGTTTTGCATGGAATGGATTTCCATAAAGTCTCTTCAGGATCCATAGGCGTATTACCTTTATGATATTCTAACGGGTCTCTAAACTCAATATATCCACTATCTTTTGGAAGATTTAAATATGATGTAACTACAAACAATGCTTGATTATGATTATGCTCAAGCGTTACGCCTGTTTTTTTGTGCGTGTTGATCCAAGAATTTAAAACAGTAGCATCGCTATTAGCCCTAAATTCAAACTCTTTCCACATAAAGTCAATAGGTTGAATTAACCACTCTCTAAAGTCTTCAAGTACATCCCACATGTGTGGAGGATAGCTTTGTTGAGAGGCTGTCGAAAATGCTTGTCCTTGCTCTAATAAAGAATTTTCTGGTGTCTTTTGTTTTACTTCTTCAATTAAAGGCAAAAGTGTGCTATATGGAAATTCGTAATTAAATTTCCATATTAGCCTTGGGAAGGGATCTGCTAGTGTCCCATTAAGCGGGGGCAAGTGACGTTTCATACGTTTCTTTAGCTAACTCTAAGCCTAAAATAACACCTTGCATTTTGGTAGTATCTTCTAGCAGCTCTTGTCGCTCTGAGAAGTCAATTGTTGTAATTCCGTATGGATTTAACTTAGTATCGCTAAATTCTGTTTCTAATTCTTTTAATCGTGCTAACTTTTCGTCTAGTTGCGCTTGAACTTTAGTAGTCGCAATATTAAGCTCTGTAATGTAGTCCATAATGTTTTTCTCCTGTGTTTATACTTATTCATCACTGAATTTGTTCGTTTTAATCTTGACTTCAGTGTGTCGTCATGTACTACGCTCCTATTAGCGTAGTTAAATGCTTTTTCTAATAGCTTGTCATCTTCATTAGCATCGTCGCATATTAAATCAATATTTGAAATGCCAAAACTTCTTGGTACTGGAATATATTGACACAACGGCGTTCCTGCTTTAACAATTGTCGTTCCGTTAAGTACATGCCAGTATAATTGAACATTAACAACGTGTGCATGCCGCGGATCTAAAATACCTTGTGCTGCTGTAAATCTTGCTTCATTGTTATACGGTATAGGCAATTGCAATAGTAGTACATCGTCTGATGCTTTTAATCTCCAAGGAGTATCTATTTTAACTGCTACACTAAGTGACTTGGTAGGGTCATCTAACGTAGGAGCTGTTTGATGCTGATTGTGTGAGCCTACGTAACGTTCACTACCAGGGCCACCTTCTGTATTAAATCTCATTGCTTCGCCTGCAATGAAATCTATTTTACTACCGTCTGTTTTAATTTCAAAGTCAGCAGGAGCACGTAAGATATATCCCATTGATACTAGCTTAGTAATACCAGGACAATTCTTAGTATGCATATTTCCGTTTTCAGGATCAGGTGGATCGTTGCGTTGCATCCATTCACGTTTTACTTTATGTGCAGGAATAATTGGTACAACTTCTGGTACACCCGGTTCTAACGAATAAAATCTTATCCAAGGCTTTTCTTTAAACATTATTTTTACCACCGTGTAAGTATGGGTAGTAGTACAGAATTTGACAAAAGTATCCGGTGTATACTGATCAGGATAGATAGTAGATATTTCTGATCAAAGTTCTGTACTACTAGTGCGACAATAATATAAGGACATGTTTTTATAAAATTTACAAAAACTAACATCATTAATCCTTAAAGTTGTCAACACCTCCATAGATGTTCTCTTTTAAATATTCGTAATGCGAAGGTAGCTTACTTACATAGTCTGCTAACCATTCTTGATGTTGATGATAACGTCTTCTAGAATCTTCAAGTCTTCCAGATGCATCTGGCACTCCTCTTGCTACTTGATTATTAACTTCTTCAAGTACAAGTTCCTTGGTTGAAATATTTCTTACACCCATGCCAGCTGCAATATAATTATTACCTTGTTGAGTTTCTTGATAAACATTGCCGCCGCTAATAGCACCAAGAAGATTAGTATAACTGTTTTGCTGAGGTAAAAAGTCATTAAACGCAATAGGATGATAAACAACCGTTTGTGTTACGTATCTCCAATACGGAGTATCTGTTCTTCTAGAAAGTGCATAGTGCTGAGAAACAAAGTCTCGGAACGCTAGTAAGTCATATTCGACAGCATAATTGTATCCATCTCGTTCAGCTTGTGTACAATATCCGTCTCTTCTATTTAAAACATCAACTAATTTAATAATGTTTTCATGTGTTGTTAATAGTCCTGTAGATTCTAAAGGTTCAACAAATCCGTAGCTTAGGCCAATACCAACAACATTCTGAGCCCAGGCTTTACGTCTACGGCCGTGCTTAATGTCAATCTGTGACATTTGTGCCGCATCAGCAATTTCTTTACCATGTACTTCTTCTAAGTGTGCTCTAAATTCATTCATTGCACCTTCTAAGGAAACAAATCTACTAGAATAAACATACCCAGTGCCAATGCGATGCCATAGCGGAATGTTCCATACCCAACCGTTACCAAGTGCATGACAGTCAGTAACATTGTGCATTTGTTCTTCTCTATTCGTGTAAGGAAGTCTACATGCTAGAGCTTTGTCATTCTGCAAATGCGGAGTAAATGGGATAAATTGTTCGCCGAGCCATTTCTCTAATAATAAAGATTTAAACCCAGTACAATCAATAAACAAATCAGCTTGTACGCCATTACCGTTTGATAACATGATACTTGTGAAGTATCCTCTAGAATCTTGATTATAAGAATGAACAGTTCCAAGAGTATGTGTAACCCCGTTTGGAATACAAATTTCAGTCTTTAAATACTGTCCAAATGCTGTTGCATCCATATGATAAGCAGTATCGTATGTAAAGTCATAATTTCTTAGTTTGCCTTCTTCGTCTCTAGTTTGTTTATTTTGTTCAGCTAACGCAGTGTTAGTTGGACAATACATTCTTGCAAACGTTTCTGGAGTAAACTCTTCAGGGTACAACGACGATAGTTTACCCCATGTTTGTAATCCGTCATGTGCGTCAGTATAATCATAGCCACTACCGAACGGATATTCAAAACTTGTGTTGTCGTTATCTCTAAAATTTGTAAAGCGAATAGAGTTTTTGTATGTAGCGTTACACGCAGCCATCCAATCTTTATCTTCTAATCCAAGTAATCTTAAAAATCTATTAATATGTCCTAACGTACTTTCGCCGACGCCAACAGTAGCATAATCTTCTGATTCGACTAATTCTACTTCAAGATGCGGACATAGTTTTGCTAATGCTGCGGCTGTCATCCATCCTGATGATCCGCCGCCAATGATTGCAACTTTTTTAATGTGCATTATTATCTCCTGATGATTTGTATACGCAAATATTTATAGTGTTACTATGTTACCAGATGCAAATGTGGTAAAAAAACAGGAGATAAACTCCTGTTTTTTCTAAATTAATTTTAAATTAGATTAAGTAGCTACACGCCACGAAGGGTTAATTGATGCTACTTCTGTTACTCTAGAATCTCCTCTTGGGATAGTACCAATATATAATCTTCTGTCATTATTGTACACTAGTGTTAAGTCACTGCCGTCATAATTTACTACCATATTATCTTTCTTTTCAAAAGATACTAACGGTACTGAGACCGTTTTTCCTGTTTCTACAATGTCAAGTAATACCGGACTTACTGCTTCTAATTGTGGTAATGCCATTATTCAATCTCCCCATGTAGGTCATTTGCTGTTCCAATGTCTGGATTGCTATATCCGTGCCACCCTGTATATCTTACCCAACACGGTTGTGTTTCGTTAGATAGTTTTGGTTGTGAATTTACACTAGGTTCCATTACTGCTTCTAATGCCATCATTTCCTCCGGAGTCATATCTTCATCTCTTTCGGGTGGCGGATCTAAGGTTGCCTTAACTGTAGCAATGTGCGATGCCCATGGACCACTTGCTGAAATACTTCCAGTATCTTGTAGTTCATGAAACAACATATCTAGTTGCTCGCCTACTTCTCCATAAGCAATTGATCTTGCTAGTGTAGGATCAGTTGGAGGTGCGTCTCTTTCACACCATACCATTGTGTTTTGTGCTGGGCTCCATTCAAGTGTCCAGTACAGTGTTACATCATCGGGTGCATCTACCCATTGGATAGTAGCATCTGGGCCGTTATAAATCTCAAAGTCGTCGCCCGGCTCTTCGATTTGATGGATGTATCCCATTTGACTCATTAGTGCTTTTTTCATGTTATCTATACTCCGTTACTACAACTAAACCAGGTCTTCCGTTTGAGCCTCTGTGGCCATTATAATATCCGCCACGCCCGCCTGATCCTGGAGGTGAATGTGATTCGTGTCTGTGACTAAAGTGACCACCTTGTGGGTGTCCACCTGCAACTGATCCACCCCAAAAACTCGAACCACCTGGTCCGATACTTTCGTGATGCGATCCGCCACCGCCGCCATAAATGTTTAGGTTGCCACCGCTACCAACTCCAGATAGTCCACCTGAGTGTTGATTATTTCTGTTTGCACCATACCCGCCACTTGCGCTTAGGTATGGACCAAATGACGAACCGCCACCGTTATTTCCTCTACCTGAGTAGTATGTTCCGTTTGATTGTCCTGAAACACCTACACTTGTTGAACTAATACCATCTACGTTTAAGATTCTTTCTGAGTAGCCACCTGATCCACCACTTTCGCCGTGTCCTGATCCGCCGCCTCCTCCACCTACTACCTGTACGTGAACAAATCTTACTCCTGCAGGACGATTCCACGTTCCGCTACCTGTAAACACTGCCATACTACGCATACCAATGTCTGCATACTGTAAACTACTACCGTTAGAACGTAGTACTTGCAAGTTGCTACCTACACTAGATAATCCTGTTCCGCCAACACCGACGGCTACAGATCCAGAAACTTTAGATCCATTAATGTCAACTGCGTTGTTTGCAAGTTTAGCTTCAGTAACAGAATTTGCTGCTAATTCACTAGCCGCAACAGCATTTGCTGCAATTTGTCCTGCCTGAAGTGTACCGTCGACAATTCCTGAGCCAGTTATTCTTTTTAGTGTATCGTAATTAAATGCCATTAGTCGTTATACCTTTGTTACTTTATTTATTAGTAATACATAGTTACCACACAGAAGCCTGGTCTTCCATTGGAACCTCTATGTCCATGAAAGTAGCCTCCTGATCCACCAGAACCTGGTGCTGAGTGATTTTCGTGTCTGTGACTAAAGTGACCGCCTTGTGGATGTCCGGCTGCTACTGCGCCTCCCCAAAAACTATCTCCGCCTACAGACGATCTATTATGATGCGATTGTCCGCCGCCGCCGTAGATCGTAAGTGTGCCGCCGCTGCCTGTGCCACCTAAGCCGCCTGAGTGTTGGTTATTTCTATTTGCGCCATAACCTCCCGAAGCTGACAAGTAAGGCCCAAATGACGAGCTGCCGCCGTTATTGCCAGCTCCTGAATAGTATGTTCCGTTTGAAGTTCCACTGAGTGAAACACTTACACTACTAATACCAGTTACATCTAATACTCGTTCGGAATAACCGCCTGCACCGCCACTTTCGCCGTGTCCTGAGCCACCGCCGCCGCCACCGGAAATTTGTACTTTAATAAATCTAACGCCACTTGGTCTACTCCAAGTTCCACTACCTGTGAATACTTGCATACCGTACATGCCAACGTTAGCATATGTTAACCCATTGTTTGATGAGTTAATAGTTAGAGCTTGATTTGCGCCGCCAACACTAGTTAGTCCGGTGCCGCCTCTACTTACAGGCAACGATCCCGTAACGTCACTACTTGAGAGTACAACAGAGTTATTTGCAAGCTCACTAGATCCTACAGAACTATTTGCTAGTTTTGCGTTTGTTATCGAATCTGCTGCTAAGTCTCCTGCACTTATAGTGTCGCTAACAACACCTTCTCTTGTAATGCGCTTTAGTGTATCGTAATTAAATGCCATATTCTAACCTTTGCCTCTTTGCTTAATAGTAATTAGTTACTACACAGTAGCCAGGGCGTCCGTTTGATCCCCTGTGTCCATGGAAGTAACCGCCTGCGCCGCCTGAGCCGGGCGCTGAGTGATTTTCGTGTCTGTGACTAAAGTGGCCACCTTGTGGGTGTCCGCCTACAACAGCTCCGCCCCAAAAACTGCGTCCGCCAAATCCCGAACGCTGGTGATGATTTCCGCCACCGCCGCCGTACACCGTAAGTGTGCCGCCACTGCCTACGCCACCTAAGCCGCCTGAGTGTTGGTTATTTCTATTTGCGCCATAGCCGCCACTTGCACTTAGATACGGACCAAATGACGAAGCGCCACCGTTATTGCCAGCGCCTGAGTAGTATGTACCGTTCGATGTTCCACTTAGTGAAACACTCACGCTACTAATGCCAGACACGTCAATTACTCGTTCAGAGTAGCCGCCTGCGCCGCCACTTTCGCCGTGGCCTGAGCCACCTCCGCCGCCACCACTGATTTGTACTTTAATGTATCTAACATTAGACGGTCTACTCCAAGTTCCACTACCTGTGAATACTTGCATACCTTGTATACCGTGTTGCTTACTAGTAATACCGGAGCCATTGGAAATAAGTGTTCTATAAGAGCCGCCGAAGGGATTTGAAGTTCCGGTTCCGCCTTTGCTAACACTTGCTGTTCCAGTAACTTTGCTTCCAGACAAATTAACAGAGTTATTTGCTAATTCACTAGACCCAACTGCACTAGCTGCAATTTCACTAGCCCCGATTGTCGAACTTGCAATTTCTGCAGATCCGATCGATCCATCAACAATACCGCTACTAGTAATTCTTTTAAGTGAGTCGTAATTAAATGCCATTGTAAACCTCTATTAAATACCGTTCATCATTCTCCAACCGTAGGTGCTGTTACCTGAAAATACTAAAGTAAAGCCTGCACCCTGTGTTGAAACTGTCATGTTATCTGCAATGCCCATAATACGTTGGTTATTTCTAGCAACTGTTAAAGCTCTCGAATTAAATGTTCCGCCATAATCTACAAAGGTAACTGTATCGCCAAGATTTGGGCTTGCAGGTAATGTGATTGTTCTTGCTGACGATGTAGTATTTACCATTAGTCTGTCACCGCTTGACGCAGTTATGTTTGAACTTTGTATTACCCAAGACTTACCGTATTGACGTTCAGTATAAGTTTTAGTCATTAAGTCGTAAGCGTTTGACGGAGTAAAAGATGCTGTAGCTGCTACAGAACCGCCATTAAACTGTACACTACCGCCAAACGTAGAAGTACCAGTGCCTACACTGAATGTACTTGATCCCGTTACGGAAGTATTGCCGCCGAGTGTTGTAGTACTATTAGTTCCAAGTGTTGTAAATAAGCCTGTGCTACGACTAATGTTACCAATTGCGCCCTGGAAGCCGCCGCCGGAGTATACACGCTTTGCAATACTTGCACCACCTTCGGCACGTAAAATGCCAGTGTCACCAGTTGCATTAGTAGCTTCTGTTGTTCCGGTAATGTCTACAGTTGAGTTAGCATTTAATGATGTAAATGCTCCAGAACTTGCAGAAGTATTGCCAATTGGCGTGCTTTGAATGCCGCCTGCATAAATTGACCCAGTAACACCGATACCGCCAGTAACACGCAGCGTACCAGAAGTTGTGTTAGTAGCAGCAACGTTTTGAGTCAACGATACTGCGCCACTTGCTGTAATAGTAGTTGCTGCAATTGTTGATGCTGTTCCGCCGCCAAGTGGTCCATTTAGTCCGCCTGCGTAAACTGATCCACCTACACCGATGCCACCAGTTGCAACTAATGCTCCCGATGTTGTACTTGTTGATGCAGTTGTTGCGTTTGCTTGAATTGTACCACTAGCTGCTAGTGATGTAAATGCACCAGTACCCGGATTAATTGTACCAATGCTCATATTGTTAATAAGGCCGCCAGTAGTAGAAGTAATTAATACTTGTCCGCCTGCACCAATAGTTGTATCTCCACCTGGGTTAATTACAACATTACCTGTTGCACCACTTGGCGATAATGTAATTGTTTGTCCCGGAGCAGACAAGTTAAGGTCGCCGTTAATAAATGTATCTAACCCTGCTGTACCAATAGTAACTGAGCTACCTGCAGAGGTAATAGATACTGCTTGCGAAGGATTAATAGTAACTTGACCTGTACCCTGCATTTGAACATGGCTAGCTGGGCTAATGTCAACAATACCTGATCCTGTCGGACTAATTTCTACATTGTTGTTATTTGGATTTAACTCTACTTTTCCGTTTGCTTCTAATAAGTCTTCAAAGTGTACAGGAAGTTGGAATTCTGTAGTACCTGCCAACGCACTTGTTAGGACGTAATTAGCACCATCCGATGTCATTGTATACGTTGAGTTAGTTGGAATTTGTACTGAATTTCCTAACGCAACACCGTTACCGGTAATATTTCCTGATGCAGCGTCTAATGTTAAAAATCCGTCTGTTGCATTATAAAATGTTTGCCTACTTCCAGGAAAAAATACAGGATTCACCATAGTAACTGTATACCCCGGCGTTCCTGTCATTGAGATGATTCCGCCAGTAAACGCATATTGGAGCTCAGTTTCTCCAGTTATCGATAGCGTTTGCGGTGATGTATTATAACGTGCCATTTTTTACTCCGTCCCCTTATGTAGTAGATGTTTCAATGCCGTAAACAGTACATCCAATGTTTGCAGTATCTGAATAGATAACTAAGTTTAATCCGCCTTGCATTACTAAGCCTGTTCGCTCAAATACGCCTTTTGGAATAACAATAGTGTCATACTCTAACCACTCTTGATCAGTCGGTGTTGCTGTTGTAGCCATTGCAACACGTAATCGTACTGCCGCATCATTTCTATTAGTCAATGACACGTTTGCCACCGCATACGTCCCAACCGGGACAGTATACGCTGTTGTGTTTGTTGTTGCCGGAATATCTACATTTCCGAGTCTTCCTGTTGCCATGTTCTTTCTCCGTTGTTATCTTGCTAGGAAGAAACCAAGTGCAACCGGTGCACCGTCAATTCCGCCTGTAAAGTTCATCTTCGCTTTAATATTTAGCTGTCCGCCGCTGGTTGTTGTAATTTCATCGTTTGCAATGAATACAACACCTGCTGTTAGTGTGTTAACGTTCAAACTACTCTGACCACCACCAATTTGTGCTGTAATGTATGATTTAATAGCACGTTGTGTTGGTACAATACTGTCACTGTTTGCAGTAAAGAATGGATCTGTACTGAACTGCGTAATAATAGCAGACCCAATACCTAAACCAATACCTTGAAGCTGCAATGACTGCAAGCCTGCTAAGTTAAACGCATCAGCGTCCAATGTCGCAGTACCAGTACTCTGTTGAACACCAAACAATCCACCAACGTTAAAGTTACCGTCTTGGTCAGTACTTGTAAAGAATACTCGTCCGCCACCGCTACTTAATTGTTGTCTAGCTACACTTGATGTTGTAATATCCACATATGGATAATTAGTTTTAGCTTGGTTACCAGTACCAATGTACAAGAAGTCATGTCCTGTTAGACGTACTTGCGAGTACTTATTAGTAGCAGTAATTTGTACACCGTCTAGTGGTGCTTGCAATACTGTTAGTCCTGGACTAATTTGCAATGTAGCACTGTAATCGCCTGCTTCGCCAACTACTGCATTAACAGCAACTAGTTTAAACCATGTTCCGTCAATGCCAGTAAACTCAACGTTTGATCCAGGTTCTGGTAAGTCAAACAATCCACGTACAGCAACAAACGTTGCTGGTTGGAATAAGTCTGCAAATCCGTCACCAGCACCTTCACTTGTTGCAGTTTGGTAACCTGTACCTCTGTTAGTAAATGTTGGGTTGCCTAGTACGCCATTGCCTTGTCTTGCGTGTATTGGTGCTACCTCAGTTGAATTAGGATCTACAATTACATGTAATGGTCCTGCTTTCCAAGTTGCTCCTGTTGGAGCACTAGTTGCAACTGTTACTGGAATACCAGTGTTTGCAATTAAGCTAACTGTAATTTCAGTTGTACTTGGAATAGTATTAACATAATACACTTGATTGTCATTTAACGTTGCAGTTGAAAGTCCGTAGAACGTAATCGGCTGTCCAATTTGCAAACGTGCAGTTGAGTCAATTGTAATTGTGTTAGCTGCTGTTGTGCTTGTTGCATTACCGTTTGGATATGCTGATCCTGGTTCAATCATTCTAGTTGTAACAATTGCGCCATCAGCTTCGGATAATCTTGCTCTTGCAGTTGACCCTGTAGCAATAAGAGTAGCTACTGTATCTGCTGCGTTTGTTAATGCTACCCAACGAGGCTGTTGTCCAGTAGCTCTACCATGTGCTAGGCCATGCCATGCACCTGAAGCACTTAATGTTTCTTCAGTCCATACAATACCATCCCACGATGTTGCTACTTTGTCACTAGTTTCAGCTACACAAACAAACAAGCCTTGTGCATACTTAATAGTCTTCCAGTCTGCGCCACTCGGTAATCCACCAGGTGCTGCATACCATGTAACACCCTCGTCAATACTGTACGCAACGTCTCTAGCACCGTTTGCAATAGTAACAAAACGTCCGTTACCATATACTACGTCTACCCATGCTGCACTTGTTGGTAGGTTTCCGCCTGCTGTCCAAACAATACCGTTTGTACTTACAGTTGTGCCAACACCGCCTGTGTTAACTGCAATAAACTTTCCTTGTCCATACGCTACACTTGAGTATGTTCCAGCGCCTAGTGCAGGCATTGCTCTACCTGTCCAAGTGCTACCGTCTGTTGACGATGCTCCTGAACCAACTCCGCCTGCTCCGCCAACTGCTACATATGTGCCGTTGCCGTAGATTACTGAAACAAAGTTAGCATTTGGTAATACACTACCAGCTGTCCAGTTATTTCCTGCTTCAATGTCTGCTAGTGTAATACTAGCATTAGTAACTGAACCAGTTGCAACTGCAACAAACTTAGCATTTGTATCTTCAATAGTAATTGTTGGCTGTGTAGTGTAACCTGCACCGTTTAGAATGTTATTATCGATATCTAGTCCGATAGTAATAAATGCTACGCCTTCATTATCCATTGTTGGTACTAATGTAGCCTGTGTAGTTGCGCCACCGCCTGTTAAAGTAATTGTCGGTGGAGTTTTGTATCCACGTCCAGTTTGAATAACTTTAACTTCAGTTACTTTGTCTGTATCTGCTTGTACATTCGGTACTGCGCCGTAACCTGCACCAGTACTTGTAATGATTACATCTTGAATCGAACCATTTAGTACTGTACATACTGCTGATGCACCGCCGCCACCACTTGTTGGAATAAATGTAATTGTAGGAGCAGTTGTGTAACCTTTACCACCGTCAACAACAGTTACTTTAGCAATCTGTGTTGGCCCTGGTAATCCGATACTGTTAAGCTCGCCTAGTTCACATGTTAGTACTGCGCCTGATCCGCCTAAGCCACCAATAATAACTTCAGCTTCTACACCTGTGCCACCGCCGAATGTAACATCCGACCAATTAGCAGCACTTGGTAGTGTACCAATGTCTGTCCAAGTTTCGCCATCAGCACTTTGAATTACTTGATCTGCACCGTATGGTAATCCGTAGAAGTTACCATTTGCATATGTAGCTACTTCGTATGCATTTGAAGTAACAGTTGTTGCAGTTGAACTAAAGCCTGGGCTTTGGTAAGTAATACGTGGTTCAATAGTATAACCTGTTGTTAAGTCTAGTGATGCTGCAATTGGGTTACCTGGAATAGAATGTTCCCAGCCAGCTTCGTACATTGCAACAGTTTGCCCAGTTGTGGTTGTAAGCGTTACTGCTGTGCCGCCTTCTTCCTCACTTAGTACAACTGTACCGTCTCTGTTATCTGTAATTACGTAGTAAACATTACTCGGAGTATTACCAATTAGCAATCCGCCTACACTTGATGCAACGTATACTGGCATGCCTACATAAATTTGTTCTGTAGGACCTGTAAGTGTCACAACATTTCCAGTTGCATTAGTATCTGTAACTGTAAATGGACCAACGTTGTCTTTATAAACAGTAGCAACTTTTGTACCGTTATTAAATCCTAGAATGTTTCCGTATTGTCCAACACCTGTACCAGCTGTTATTTGAATACGCATTCCGTTGTATCCGCCGCCTAGTGCAGTATCTGTTGCTGCAATAGTAACGTGAATTGGACTACCGCCCTGCGCAACGTTTTTAGCAGTTACATAATCTGAACCGCCAACACCGTTGTTGTCATTTAAGTCAATCAAACGTGTTTCAAATACGCCGCCGTCTCTGTACTCATCCATAATACATGTAGCATTAAAGCCTGAGCCACTTAACGCAAACTGTGCATTAGTGTAGTTACGACCAGCATTGTCAAACTCCAAACGCATAATTGCGCTGCCGTCTGTAGGTACTTCACTTGCAAATGCATCTGCAGATTTGTTATTAACTTCTGCAAGAATTGGAACTTCGCCTGTGTCAGTGCCTTCAGCAATAACACCATATGTACCATAAGATGAGTTACCGTTTGTAGCACGAATACGTCCGCCTAAGTCTGCAATGTATCCAGAGTAATTATAATATGCGAACACCGAAACAAGTTCTGTTAATGAGTTGTTACCAGTACACCATACACCGATACCATCACTTAGTACTTGTGTAAAGTCGTTACTAACAGTTGATCTGTTACCGCCAGCATGTAATGCTCCGTCAATCTTGTTACCTACACAACCAACACCGAATGTTGTAACGTTTTGTACGTAAGGTGACTTGTTGCCAATCCAGGCTTCTTTATCCCATGGACCAAATCCTGGATCAAGCGATACATAAGCACCTGCTGTTGGACGTCTTGTGCCAAACTCGTTAAGTTCTGTTAAGTTGCCACGTAATCCATTCAGTGTTTGGTTACGCACACCAGTTGAGTTGCGTACATAGAACATATCTGAACGCTCAGATCCGTTAACTGCATTTAGATAAAGCTCTGCTTGTCTTAGTGACTTATAGTTACCTGGGTATTGTAAATCATAAGCAATAGCTTCGATATAACGTTCCATATCTATACGGAATGCTGTTTCGTTAAACTTGTATCTTGCAACACTTGTTCCTACTCCGCCATCTAATACAATCGGATCATTACCAACTTGTCCTACTGTTGCTGCAACAGTAATTGTAGTCAGTGAAGGTACACTAGACACATAGTAAGTAGTATCTGCTACTAGTCCGCCAAATGCATTTTCATCAAAGTAAATTGGATCGCCTTTAATAAAGTTATGTGCTGCACTAAATGTAATTGTGCCAGGTGAATCAGCAATACCTGTAGCTGTTCCTCCAAAGGACTGTTCAACGTGTGCAATTGCTTCTTGCGCTAAGAACTTACTGTTAGCTTTTAAGATGTCTACTCCTTTAATAGTCTGTACATCATTATAATAAGTGATTGTACCAGTCATCTCTGGAGTTTCGCCAACACCCTTGTCAAGCATTTGGATAATAATATCCATTAGTTCGTTACAACGTTTAACTGCAACCTTATCGTTAGTTACAAAAGTTGCAATTTGATTTTTAAGTTCTCTATAAGATTGTACTGTAGCAGTTTTTTGTTTTTCTAAAACAATCTCTGCTTGCGCACCTCTAGCATATGACAATGCTGCAACAGTAGTTTTATAATTACTGTGTAACATCATGTCATATCCAACTGCGTCAACAATCAACCCAACATCACGTCTACATTTTGCTTCATTGTATACTAGTGTTGGATAGTTTTCTGCAAGATACTCAATAATAGTTTGTTGAATAGCTGATTTAGATCCTTGCAAGTTAGTATATTGCTGTTGTAGTGAAGCTGAAACATCAGTTAAGTCTGCAACTTTTCTTTCAATAATTAAAGAACCAATTGCTCCGCCTAGGCCGCCTGGTGCTTCATCTTCTAGAACATATTCAATGCCTCCAAAGGTGTCTGAAAGCGTTAATGTAGTCGTTGTCGGTGCTGTTCTAATATAATAAACAATTTCAGAAATCATTCCTCCAAAATCTGTACTAACACTAATTTCGTCACCTGCTTTTAATCCGTGTGGGTCAACTGTTGTAATAACATTAGATGCAATACTTTCTACGTCAGCAGTTCCTCTTGCGCCAGGTCCTGATTCGATTAAGTTAACAATATCTCCAGCTAATGCAAACGCAGTATCTCCGTCAGCCGGTGTGCCGACTACTTGTGTGTTTGCATCTCTAAACTTAGGAGCAATTTTAAATTGTAGTGCTCCTGGAGAGTCCAATCTGTTTTGTGCAAGTTCATCAACGATAAACTGCATATGTTCAAACGCTGCAACTGTTGCTGCTTTGTCGTCTGGATCAATAACAATATCTTCTGCACCTGTTCCTAAATAATAAGATATACCAACTTGCTGTGAAGCAGAGTTGCCGCCATACGTTAAGTCGTAACGCAATGCATCAACTGCTAGGCCAACATCTCTTACACACTTATCTCTACTGTAAGAAATATTTGGATAGTTCTCATCTAGGTAAGCAAGTATCTCTACTTTAATAAACTCTTTGTTTTCCCAAATAGTTGTAGCTGCTGCTTGGGTAGTTGTTTCATAAATTGCCAAATCTAATAGTGGAAGTACCTGCAGTGCTGGTAGTTTGCCGCCATTAATGTAATTTGTAATGTCATCAATAATAATGTCTGCATGTGCTGCTGCTGTAGTTGCTGCAACATGGCGAAGTTTTTGTTTTAAGAAGTTAACTGCACCAATTGTTGCAAGTTTTTCGTTATCTCTAACTTCTTTAGTTGAAGATAGTCCTCTGTAATATGATCTACCTGCTATGATTGACGCAAAGTTACTGCCTGTTAGCAGATCTCTTGTAATGGCGTCAACCATTAAGCCTGCATCTCTACGGCAAGTGTCTTGATTGTATTCAATCTTCTGCCAAAACTTCTCGACCCAGAACACAACGTCTTCTTGAATTTCGTAACGACGATCAACTAAGCGGTTGTACGCATGTGTAAGATCAGGTAATGCCCACTTGTTTGCAATTTCGATAGTTGCGTTTGCTTCTGCATTATTAATCCAGTCTAAAACATCGTCAACACGGTCTTGTGCGAACTCTACGGACTCTGAATTGCCTGGAGTGCCTGTAATATCTTGCACTTCGGTAACACCTGGGCTTGTAGTAACAGTTGTTTCTGCAATTACTTCGCTAATTACTGTTCTCATTCTTGCATATGCTGCAAGTGTTGCCGGAAGTTCGTCTACTGCAATAGTTAAAATAAAGTTTGAGTAATATGCACTACCTGCAACTAAAGATTGTGTGTTACCACCGTACATTAAGTCGTAACGTACTGCATCAACAATGTATCCTACGTCACGGATGCAACGTGTTTGTGTATTTGCATTAAATCCGCCCCAATATGTGTCAAATCCGTTAACAGGATCTTCTAACCAGTGACGAACTTCGTCTTTAATAAATTCTTTGTTAAGTTGTAACTGATCAGCAGCATTTCCATACGTATTACTGTTACCCGATGGGTTAGTAGTTGTTGCAAAAGCAAGATCTGTTAATGTAGCAGTGTTATGACCAGTAATACTTGGCATAATTACGCCAGGTACTGCGCCAATACCGTTAGCAAACACATCTTTAATGATGTCTGCTAGTTCTGCTGCTTTATCTGCATATTCTCTAGTTCCTAAGTCACTTTCAATGCCTTGGGTAATTTCAAGAAGTTGTGCATTAACAAAATCTACAGTGTCAATTGACGGCTCTAGTTGATTGTTTAGTACAACTTGAGCAGATGCAATGTCTCTACGATATGACATGCCTGCTGTAATACTACGATAGTTACTTCCAAAGATAGCATCGTATACAATAGCATCAACCATGTAACCTACATCTCGTTTACACTTAGCTTCGTTATATACTAGTGCCGGATAGCTATAGTTAATATAAGCAATAGCAGCATCTTGAATAATTTCTCTTCTAGAATCAACTACAGTTTTTAATTTTGCTAATGCAGGATCTACCCAAAGAACTGATGGATTAATAGCTGCTGGAGAATCACCTGTATCGATAGTATTAGCAATTTCGTTCATACGATCCTGCGCAAACGCTGCTGCGCCAGCTGTACCGGCTGTACCAGTTACATCTTGTACTGTTGTATTGCCAGTTGTTCTAGTAATTGTATTTCCTGTAGCAATATCGTCAATAATATCTGCTAAACGAGATTGTAAAGCTAGTGTTGCTGCTTTTTGCCCAGCTAGTCTAACAAATACACCATCAACATAGTATGCTCTTGCAGTAACGATAGTTTCTAAGTTACCACGATATGTTAAATCATACTCTAATGAATTAATAGAGTATCCAACATCGGCTAACCAAGCTGTTTGCTCGTCAACTGTTAACGCTGTCCATACAGCATTATACTGATCTGCTAAGTATGCTTCGGCTTCGTCGATTAAGAATTGTTTATTTGCAACAATTAGGCGTCTAGCATTAAAGAATCCAGTGTCATACCCAGTTGGGTCTGAAATTGTAGTTGCAGCAACGTTGTTATTAATAATAATATCTTTAATAACAGTATTACTATTGTTAACTGATTTAGTACCTGTTGTAATTTCTCTAACTTTAGCTCTTACAACATCAATTGTGTCAACCGTTGCTTCTAACTGATTGGCTAGAACAACTTGTGCTGATGCAATACCTCTTTGGTACGACATACCAGCTTTAATAGACCTAAATGTTGAATCAAACATAATGTCAAAACGTAGTGCATCAAGCATAAACCCAACATCACGTGAACATTTAGCATGATCGTATACAAAGTTACTGTAAGTATTAGTAATATACTGTAATACAGCCGGAACAACACTTGTATCCGCTAATACTGCATCAGCATCTGCTTTAATACCAGCAGCAACCCATGTTGTGCTTGGATATACTTTAGTAGGCAAGTCAATCTTATCACCTGATGTAATTACATCAACAACAATTTGTAATAACGCTGCTACTTCTGCTTCTTCAGTTGCACCTGACATGTAATCGGTAGCAATAATAGCCAATTGTGCCATTGCTGCTGCTGATGCTGCACGTTGTGGAAGCGGCAATGCTTGTGCATAACCAATAAAGTATGCATTAGCTGCTTCAATAATTGCACTGTTGCCGCCGTATTGAATGTCGTAGCTAACTGCGTCAATAATTCTGCCAGTATCTCTTTCACATGTTTCAACTGTGTAATCTAAGTTCGGATAGTTTGCTGCGATCCAAACTGTTAAGTCATCAATGATGTCTTGTCTGTTTGTTTGTAACTGTGTTCGTGCTGTAGTTTTTGCTGCTACTCCACCCGGGTCACTAAATGTAATAGTATCTGCGTTTGCAGTACCGTTACTAACAATGTCAATTACTTCATCCCAGTATGCTGCGTTTCTAGTAATTGCAGTAGCGTCACTCATTAATGCTGCTACAAGTGTTTTTTCTTGTGTAATAGCACCTACAGTTTCAGTTAATTGGTTGTCAATAACTTCTTTTGACATCTGTCTTCTGTAAGAAAGACCGTCACGTACAGCATTATAGTTTGTGTTTAGTGCAACATCATATGCTGAGTTAGTTTGTAGCAATCCTGAATCTCTGCGACACTTAGCACTGTCATAAGTATAATCGCCGTAGTTTGTGTTAACGTGATCAATAACTGCATTTTGTATAGTTGCAGTTTGTGCTACAATATTAGTATTAACTGTTGTTAATGTTGCTGGAACCCAAGTAAGATCTGGAGCAACCGGTGTTGGCAATGTGCCATCGTTGTCAATACAGTCATAAATTTCTTGAATACGTGTATCTGTAAAAGTTTCGGCAGCTGCACTACCTGGTGTACCTGTAACATCTTGTGTTAACGTATTTCCAGAAGTTGGCGTAATAGCTGTTTCAGTAATTACGTCACCAATAATTGATTTTAAATGTGCATATGTTGCAAGTGTTTCGTCTTTCTTGCCTGTACCGTATACTGGATTACCGTTAACAAAGTAACTTCTTGCAGCAACAGTAGTTTCTAAATTGCCGCCATACGTTAAGTCGTAACGCAATGCATCAATAATGTATTTTGTATCTCTTTCGCAATTTGCAGTGTCAAAAGTAAAGTCTGCGGCAAATGGTGCAATTACATTAGTAACTTGGAATTGGATCCATGCTGTTTGTTCTGCAACAATAAAGTCAATGTTTGCTTCAATTTGTGCAATTGCATCAGCGTGTCCTGCATCACTTGCATTATTTGCTCCACTTGTAGGAGTACTTCCTACAGCAGGCAACGCTGGAAGTACATCTAAACCTTCTTGTAAGATTTCAGTAATTAATCCAGTGCCAACTGCTAATCTGTTTGATGCTGCTGTGTTTCCTGCATAACCATTAACATATTCTTGTACTGTTGTATTACCAGTTGTTTTAGTAATATCGATATTTTGTAACACATCTGGAATAACTTCTTTAATTCTCTTTAATGCGCTAGTAGCTTTATTACTGTCAGTTGCTAGTAATGGAGTAGCTGGTGCTGGTTGTACAACAGATGTACGTAGTTCGTCGCCAACAATAGCTGTAAATTCTGGCACAACAATTGGAAGAACTTCATTGTATGTACCTGTTTTAATAAACACTGTAGTATTTGGATTAGTTGCTGTCGGGACTGCTGTTGCCGACCCTGCTGCGATGCCAGTAGTAATAATATCTACTAGTCCAGCTGCTTTGGTCTTTGCAGTTTCTTCAGCTGTTAACGATAGATCAATAATTTGTACTGCTCTCTCGTCTCTAGGAATATTATTTAAATGTTGAAAACTAACAGGCTGTTTGTTATTTAATACTGTGCCAATAATACTTTTTAATTGTGTATATGCTTCAACAGTTTGTACGTCCTGTGAACCAAATGTTCCATTAATATACAAGTTACCTGCAACTGTGTAGTATGCTTTTGCTGCCTCAACAGTTTTAGATGTTCCGCCTCTTGAAACATCGTAAATTACCGCGTCAACAATATAGCCAGTGTCTCTTTCACATTTTACAGAATCGTATGCTAAGTCACCTACCATTTGTCCTACACCAGTTGTTAGGATTCTTGGAATGTTACTATTTTGAATGTCGCTAATGCGGAATGTTGTACTAGTAATAATCTGATCAACAAAGTAAATTGTTCCAGCAGTGACGCCGCCTAGTGTACCGTCAAATACAATTGGCATGCCTCTGTCTAATTTTGAAGTATCTGAACAAGTAAATGTCTGTGTACCAGTTGTTGCTTCTGTAATATTAACTCTATATGTATATTTTACCCAGTTTGTAATTTCCTTCATAAAGAACTCTTTGTTGTTCTTTAAGATATGTTTTGCTTCTGGATTTAGATAACCGTCACGCACTTGCTCTAACGCATAACGTACACTTCTCCAAGGTTTGTCAATTGTTAAGCCGGATGCAGGAGCTGGCTCGTTAGTTCCTAGTGGTCCGATATACACAACGTTGTCAATTAGACCGTAGTTTGCCCAGGCCGGTACGCCGTCAGTAGCACGTAAAATTTGTCCATCAATGCCTACTGGCAATCTTGTTGGACCATTTTCACCATAGTAAACCATGTCGCCGTCAGTAGTTAACGCAAATGCTTCACTACCAAGTGTTAATAGATTCCAATATGCTGCTGTTAGATCGTTATCTGGTCTGTCATCAACTGTAGCAGTATGTTTCGTAATAGCAATAAAGCTACTTGCGCCATATACTACAACATCGCCTACTGCATATGCTTGTCCAAGTTTCCATGTAGAGGATACACCTGTATGTGTTACGCCTGTTACTTCACCTGCGTTAATAGCTGAAACTGTTACAGTTAAATCGTTTGCTGGGCTTGTGCCGCCAATAATATCACCTGTAATCTGAATGACGTCATTTACTGCATACCCTGTTCCAGCAAAGCCTGTTGAAACAGTAACAGTGTAAACTGTTTTAGATTTAACAATGTCAAATCTTACGCCAGAACCAGAACCAATTAAGTTGGTACCCTGTGCCTGGAGGAATGTCTCTGTACTAATAGTCCAGTTAATGCCAGTGTTTAAAACTTCCCATGCCGCAGCTGGTGGTTCAGTTCCTACGTTGTCAGTTTGTGCAACATATGTGTTGCCTCCTAGACGTACTACATCGCCAACTTTATAATTTGTTAATACAGCCCAATCGCCTTGGAATTTAAATCCAGTAGTAAAAACATCCCAGTCATCTGGGTTAGCAGTTGGTTGACTATTTGTATTATTTGTTTTAGCAACATAGACATATCCGCCGTATGTTACTGTATCTCCGATTTGGTAGTTAGATAAGTTAGTCCATGAATTCTCAAATTGGAACCCTTCAACAAATGATTCCCAATATGATTCATCTGCTTCAAAGTCTACTGAGCTGTGTGCCGCAGTAGCAATCCAAACATTACCACCGTATTTTACTAAGTCGTTAACACGGTATCTTGTTGCTGTTACCCATTCGCCTGTATAAACTAGACCTTCACTAAACAGCGTCCACTTAGCTTGATCACTTTCAAGTCCTAGTGTATCTGTAGTGGCAGAAACGTGTGCAGTATTACAAACATAAACATAACTTCCGTAGCGTACTAAGTCGTTAATTTTATATCTAGTAGTATTAGTCCAACTAGCTTTCCAATCAAACGATGTAGCAAAACTTGTCCAATCATCTAGGTTGGCTTCGAGACCTAAATAATCAGGTGCTACAAATGTAGCCGATGTATGACCGCTTTCGCAAATGTAAACATTAGCACCGTACTTAACAACGTCACCTGGAGCATATTCTACTTCAGGCGCCCAGTCAGCTTTCCAACTCGTTCCGTCTGAAACAATGTCCCACTTGGGGATGTCGCTTTCGAAATCTGTATTAAATTCTGTATTAGATGTATGATTCTGAATACAAATGTAAGATTTACCGCCGAAACTTACAACGTCATCAGCAACGTATCCTACGTTTGCTGCCCAATCGCCTTGCCATACAAAACGGATTCTACCTAGTTTAAACTCTGCCATTTTTATTTAATACTCCATGTTCATGTATTTATCTTATTGTTGTCCATCACGTGTCGGATCGGCAAAAGTCTTGGTAAAATACGCTAATGCTAAACCATCTCCACCCCAACCACTATTACCAAAGACACCTGTAAAGTTTGCTTTGGTTGTAATTTTAATTTCCCATCCTTCACCACCTTCTTGTACTGTGGATGTAATCTCATCTGGGCCACCTACTTTAACAGTACCTGCTGTTAGCAAGCCTGTAAATGTATCTGAACCACCTTGCGACAAACGACTTGTTAAGTAAGTCTTAATCGCTCGTTGAGTTGGTACTAACTGATTCGAGTTTGCTGTAAATGTGCCGTCTGTACTAAACGCTTTAACAACAACAGGTGATCCACCAAGTGCAACACCACCAATACTCAATTCACTCAATCCATCAAGTCCAAACTCGTCAGCACTTAGTGTAACAATACCCGTTGCCTGTTCAACAGCAAACAAGTCGCCAACTCTAAAGTTACCATCTTGGTCTGTACTTGAGTAAAACACACGACCGTTGTTTGTTTCTTGAACTTCGTCTTGTGGTTCAAGTCCTGTATTTTCAGGAAGCAACGGATAGTTAGACTGTAGTTGGTTACCAAAACCAATGTTTAAGAAGTCATGGTTTGTTAAACGTACTTGACTAAATCTACTACGAATAGTAAACGCTGTGTCGTGTGCTGGAGTATCTGCTTGTGTTAGTCCTGGAGAAAGTTGTATCTCAGCCTCTAAGTTCGGAACTGTTGTTCCTCTAATTGTAGTTGACTTAGCAACTCTATATACTTCCGGGTTGCCTTCGAACTCGACGTTATCGCCTGGTTGCGGAACACGAGTAATATTTCTACAAACAATTTTTAAGCCAGTTTGGAATGAGTCAGAGAATCCGCTACCAGTAATAGCAATTGCTGTTGAAGATGTACTATAACCAAATCCTTGATTTGCAAATGTCGGAGCGCCTAGTACACCATCGCCAATACGAGCTGTAAACAACGCATCTTCAGAGTTGTTAGGATCCGTAACTGTTAATGTGGGCACTGAAGTATATCCAGAACCCGGAGTTAGTATACTAATACTTGTAATTTTTCCATCAGTAATAGTTGGTCTTGCTAGTGCCTTAGTTCCGATACTAAATTGGCTTGTGTTAGCATCCTCGTCAATTGTTATGAAATACCCTTTTCTAGTTGTCTTATCAAAAGTAAATCCTAATGCTGAATACGATGCAGATGCTAGTGTAAATGTATGCCAATCTAACCCATCAATTGACTGGTAAAGTTTATTAGTTTCTGAATCAATTAATGCAAACGATCCGTTGCCATATGTAAGCAAATTACCCTTAACAAGTAAGTTAGAAGCATACCATGTTACAGCATCAAAACTGTATACAGCTGATCTTGAATCTGTTGATGTTGCAACAAATCGTCCATTACCGTATTCAATTTTATTCCAGTTAGTTACTGTACTATCTAACGAAGTGTCAACTGACGCAGTGTTCCAAGTTTCGCCGTTAGTTTTTGAATATATAACAGTATTGCTTGAACTATCAATTGCTACAAACGTTTCGTTACCATATGCAATATCAACCCAATCATCGTCTGCAAATAGTAAATTAGTTCTAGTCCAAGTAGCACAATTATCTGTAGAGTATGCACTAGTTTCGCCATCTCTAGCAATAGCAACAAATACACCGTTACCGTATGTTACAGATTTATAGCTGCCAGTCGTTAGTGTTGGAAGATTAACTGTTAACCAGGTTAACCCGCCTGAAACTGAATACAAGCAGTTTTGGCCTGTACTTGACATTATGAACCAAGTGTTATTACCAAACGTGCCGTTAATCCATCCACCGTTGTAGTTTGGATTATTCCCTCCAAGCCCGTCATCTAATGAAGTATCACCTGCTACAGGTAGTTCAATTTCTACATTCCAGTTTGCAAAATCAGTTGTTGATCTTACATAAGTTCCAGTAAGTGGTACTGCTAACACAGTAAATCCGTCGGTTAAAATAGTTTGGTATCCCCATCCAACCGGTAATGCAGACATTGCAGTTTGAGTAAATCCTGGAGCACTAAATGTTACTCTTGGCTCAATTTGGTAAACTGATGTTGAATCCATACTAGGAACTGCCGGTGTTCCTGGATTAATATGATCCCACCCAACTGCGCCAATTTGCATAGAGCCTGTATCGTCTGTTAGTGCAACAGGTGCACCGTCCAATGTTGCCGATACTTGTAGTTCTAATGGTGTTACGCCGCCTGTTGGAAATGCCATTATTGTCATGTTACCATTGTACGGATCGCCGTTAACTCCTCCTGAGAATGGACTAAAGTTTTTAGTTCCAATTGAAATCAGTGCGCCAGCTGCTGGAGTACTCGGTAGCCAAGGATCGCCGGAAATTATAAGTTCTAAGTTTCCATATACACTGTCTGTAATATAGATAATATCATCTTCAACTAAGTTTTGTAAGTAAGTTAAAAATGCAGCATCAGGAGTTGCATCTATTTCGATGCTAAACACACTATCTGCCCAGCCAGTGTTTGCTGAAATCCAGTTACCAGTAACGTTATAAGCATCTGACGGAATGTCCGCAAATTTATCAAGTACATAGTATGTTGCACCTGCTGTAATTCCACCGTATGTTTCAGTGAAGAAAGACGATCCCATTGTTTTGCCGCCGTCTGACTCAACTTCTTCTTTTGCACCTGGAGTTTGCGCAGCCATTGTTGCGCCAGTTGCGTCTGTAACTACAAGTGTTGCTCCTGCTGTTCTAGTAATAATATTACCTGTTGCTGTCGACAGTGCAACAGCTGATCCCGCTGGTGTCTCAGAAATTGTAAATGACGTAGCATCGTTAACAACCTGTACATAGTAAACTTTATCATTTACTAAGCCACCGAATACTGTACCTGTAAAGATAACTGGTGATCCAGAAACAAATCCTGCTGTACTATCTACTGTAACTAGGTTGGAAATAGCTTCAGTTGATGTTGCTGTTGCAGATACAATAGTGTCTGTAATAGTAAAGTCAGTACCGTCGATAATCTGTTTAACCCAATATTGGTAATCTTCTGTAAGGCCGCCTACAATATTTGATTTAAATATAATCGGATTCATCGGTATTAGTACTGACGTATCTAGAATACTTAACTCATTAGTTGCTGAATCAACATCAGTAACTTCAACCGTTGACAGATTAGTTGCGATACTAAAGTTTTCTGCATCATAAATTTCATGAATATAATAAGTAGTACCTAATGTAATACCTCCTAAACTTACACCAGTAAACTGAATTGGATAAGCAACTCGCATATCACTTGTACTTTCAGCTTTTAAGTAACTAGTATTTGAAGGAAAGTTAATTTTAAATGTCGGCTCGTCATTAGTAATTACTAATGGAGCATCATCAGGATCTTCAATATTAGTATTAGTTAGCGGCCAAACACCCCCAGCTAATGTAGTTGAAATTTGTATTTTTGTATCGTCTACTACGTTAATAATGTAGTACGGAAATTCAACAGTAACGCCGCCAAATGTGGTGCCTGTAAAGTTAACTTTTTGTCCTACTCTTAATTGTGCTGTACTTTCAACAATCATTAAATTGTTTAAGTCACCTAATGTTGCAACAACATTTTGTGAATTTTGTGCAACTGAATTAATATTTTGATTATAATAAGTAGGAGTAAACTGAATTTTTTGTCCAGGATAAATTGAATCAACGTAAGTTCCTGGAGCAATTACAAATCTATCCGATGTTGCATTAGAACTAACAATTTCAATTTCATTAAAAGATTCTTTAAGTACATAAACACGTTTGTCATCTGGTGTGTATCTAGAGATCTTTCCATATTGTCCGGCTCCTAGCCCTGACTTAAGAACTAATCTCATACCTTCGTATTCAGCAGCGGTTGCTACTTCTGATCCAGCTAGTGTAATGTATTCATCGTTACCTTGCTGTGCGTTGTTTGTTTGTAATTTGTAACCTTTTCCGCCTACTGTAAATTGATCTTCTTCAATTACACGAGTTTGGAACATACTTTCTGCGCGAAGTTCGTCTGCAATAATAAATGCGTTAGACCCTGCGCCTGCAATATTAATATTTGCATATGCACTTGGTCGGTTATTTTTAGTATTCAACAAGAATGTTGGTGTTTCGCCAATTTGTGCTTGCGAACCATAAAAATAAGTGAATCCTTTAATGCCGTCAATACCGCGTGGATAAATCTTTAACTCTACTGAATTATTTTGTGCATCAACATCATAAGTTGTAAACGAAATTCTCCACCAGCCATCTTGCTGGAACTCTGCAGTTTTTAACACGGGCATATATCCGCCGTCGTCTTTTGCAGATGTTGTAACTGTTTCACTATCGAAGTTAAATCTTACATAACTAGTTCTTGTATTAAATCCGCTAAATGTAGTGTACATGTCAAAGTAAGAAGCATTTCCTTGTTTTGCATATATACTAAATGTGTATGGTAAAGCACTGCCTGTTGGAACAATACCAACATGAGTTACTGTTGAAATAGCAGTAATCGAAAGTGTTGCAACATCAATTACGATATCATTTTCTGGACTTCTACCGCCGAAATTATCGCCTGTAATACGTATCTGATTTCCAACAACAAATCCAGAACCGCCGTTGTTAACTGCAACTGTATATGATGTTGCTGTTACAGTAACATCAAAAGTTGCGTCAACGCCAGAACCTGTAATGTTATTGCCTGCTACATTTGTGTATGTTTTACCTTGTGGAGCAATAGCAAAACTTTGAGAAATATATGAACTATCTGTTAAGTCAGTAACACCGTCGATCTTCCAAGCATCTTGGTTAGCAAATGGTGTTGACGGAGCTTTAAGAATGTTAATATTACCGTCTGTTGTCCAAGTATCTGTTTCAAGGAATGAATTACTATTTTTTAACATATTAGTTGCAGATGTATAATATTCTTCGCCTGCATGACTAAATTGTATTTTTAAAATTTCTGCGTTTGCCCCTAATGCACCAACAGCTTCAGCAGTTGCTTCGTTGTTTCTGTTGTTTACATTTCCAACTGCTGGAATTTCAGTATCATCAAAACCTTCAGCAATACAGCCATATTGACCATATGATGAGTTACCATTAGTAGCACGAATCTTGCCACCATCTTCTGCAAAGTATCCTGCATAGTTATAGTATGAAAACACCGATACGCATTCTGTTAGTGCATCGCCACCTGTACACCAAATTCCAATTCCGTCTGAAATAATCTGTGTAAAGTCGTTTGATGTCATTGACTTGTTGCCACCGTTGTGCAATGTACTGTCAATTTTTCCTCCAGTACATCCATTACCGAACGTTGTAACGTTTTGAATATACGGAGAGCGAGTAGTAATCCAAACTCGAGTATCATCCGGGCCATCACCTGGATCTAAACTTACAAAAGAGCCGCCTGACGGGCGTCTTGTTTCAAATTGATTTTGTGGAGTTAGTGTTCCTAACAATCCAGTTAAAGTCATATTTCGAACACCAGTTGCGTTAGTAACATGAATCATGTCACTTAATGCATCACCGCCATATACATACATATATCCAATGTTAGTTTGTAGCGGAACTTCCGGACCGTCTTTTGTTGCCGAAACGCTAAACGTAGTGTCAGTAATACTACTACCAATTACATAATATGTAATACCTTGTACAATGTTTGGTCCGCCGATTTTTGTACTAATTTCATCAACTGGGTTTAACGAAACAAATTGTACAGGAGTGTTATGCTGCATATTAACTGTTGAGCCAACAATAAATTGGTTAATATCACCGAATGTACGTGTACACAATGTATTAATAATATTTTTAGGTTTAATTGCAGCACCGCGTAATTCGTCGCCGTTTAGTGCAGCTCTTGCTGGAACTTTAATGGGCAATTCTTCTTCATATGTACCTGATTTAATGTTGATTGTTGAGAACGATCCTTCATTAGCAGGCGGAATACCATCCGGACTACCTAGTAGTAGTGGTTCTCTTAGAATTAATTCTAAGTTTCCTAAGAACGGAATTGTACTGACATCAATGGTTAGGCTATTATTAAAGTACTGAGTTTCAATTGGTGAATACCCTTCAAGTACTTGGTAGCTTTGAGCAGGAGTAGTTTGATTGAGTGCATGTCTAATTAAAACAAAAAGTTGCTCAATTGTTTTTTCGTAATACACTGCTTGATCAGCAACTGTTTGATTAGTAAATTTGTTTGTACTTTCTAAGTCAAAATATGCCAAAGCATTTCTAACAGTTTCTGCTGTTTGATTACGTGTTAAGTCTCTTACAATTCCGTCCACAATAAATCTACCGTCTCGATAGGTTGACTCATTATTAAAGTTAACCGAAGTGTCAAATGGTGCAATGTTCTGATTCTGTTGGTACAAGAACCAATTAAACATTTCTTGAATAATCCACTCTTTGTTGTTATCGAGCAATACTTTTTCATTTTGTCTAGTAGTACCTAGTGCTACACGCTCACACGCATACTTAACACTTTTCCATGCAGTATCTGGAGTTGTGCCTCTCTCCGGAGAGTCAACACCGTTAGTAGCAACATAATATACATTTGGAGTAAAGTCGACATCACTCCAAGTTGGTAATCCTCCGGTGACTTTTAATACCTGTGACTGATCTCCGATTGGTAGTGCGCCTTGTTCGCCGCTGGTATAAATAACCATTTCACCAACATCACTTAAACTGTTACGCTGATCATGCAGTAGATATAAAATCCAATAATTATTTAAAAAGTCATTATCTGGACGATTTACAAGTGCAGACGAATGTTCTTGAATACATGCATATGTTGCATTTTTCCAGTATACAATATCGTCTTGTTTATAAGCTACGCCGTTGTTTCTCCATTTACTTTTCCAAGTAGTACCAGGAATCATTAATTCCCAATAAGGGTAAGTTGTTCCAGCAAATGTTAAAATTGTATCATCAGCAATTGCACCATCTGGTGCTTCAGTTAAAACAATTGTAGTTTTTCCTGTTATTTCATTTGTAGATACAGTTTGCACTGATTGACCTCTAGCAAACCCTTCACCAATTACAGTCATACCTGTTGTAATTGACTTAGGGTCAACCGAGTCAATTGTATTAACTACAATAGTAGTTCCTGAGGACCCGTTGGCTTCGTACCCAACTTGGATTGTATTATTTCCGGGATTTTTACCTAAACTATCTTGAATTGCAACATACAAATCACTACCATAAGTTATAACACTACCGACTTTGTATTCGGTATTTGCATCCCACGGCCCTGTCATATCAAATGCTTTGCTAATTAATTCCCAAGCATCGCTTGAATCGTCTGCATTGTATGAAGGAGTAAGATTAACGTTATTAATAATTTTTGACTGGTATAAATATCCACCATATAATACTATATCACCGGGTTGGTAAATTGCATCTTCTGTCCAAACATTATCAAAATCAAGACCCGGAATCCATAGTTCCCAATAATCTTCGACGAAACTATTTTCTAATGCGCCACCTTCTTGTTGTTCTGTAACAACGTAACCTGACACTCCTGCTAGTGCTGGATTGTCTTGTTCTGGAGTGTTTCCATCTTGAAAGATAAGTCTAATAGTAGCAAGTGAAGGCTTGTCAATTACATTGCCAATATATGTATCATACAACGCATAGCCTAATGGGTTAGAAGTTTGTATTCCGTTTGGTGTGCGCATGTCGTCTTTCCACTCTGGTGACAGACTTCCGCCTTCCCAGAGATCGGTATATTCAAACATACTAAAATTTAACAAATACAAGTATTCTTTTGCAGCAACAGGAAATTGTTCTGGATCAGTTTCCCAGTTAGGAGCATAATCACTTGGATCATATTTTCCTGCATCAATTGCTTCTTTCATTGCAAGGAATAGTGGTCCAGTTGCCCAGTCTGCACTAAATTCAGGATAGAGTTTTAATGCTGTACTGTCTAATCCATACATATGTAATGTATGGAAAATGTGTTCAATTACTTCTTGTGCATCATTATCACCGTCGCCGTAGCCGTCGCCAGTTGAATTCAAATACCATACCATGTCGTTAGCAACAGTGGAATCAAATAACGGAGATAAATTCCAATCAATAATACCTTGATCAGTTAAGAAGTTTGGAGTATAATCTGCTCCTGCGCCTCTAGCTACTCGTTGTATAGTTGGAAGTCCTGCATGCCAAGTTCCTGCATCGCCTCTTAATGTTTTAATAACAGTTTCTTGTGCAGCAGTGTTAATAGTTACACCTTCTTTGTTTAAAAATAATTTAAACATACGTGCAACTTTTTCAATAAACGCATCAGGTACTGCTACCTGTCCGCCTACTGAACCGGCACTTACAATTCTAACACCATGAGCTGTTAATTCACGTTTAAAGAAATTACTACCAGCGCCGGTGAGATTTGTAATTGCTGTACTTGTATATACACCTAAGTCGCTTACTGCTGGAATAGACGGAACGTGTCCTTGAATACATTTATAAACACTAGGACCGTATTTTACTAGGTCTCCTAGTTTGTATCTAATTTGCGAACTATCTTCTGATGAGTCATTATATGTACTTCTATACTGAACACCTTCTTTGAGTAGTTTCCATTTTACTTGGGTACTATCTAACTGATCGTTATAATCTGTCTCTAAGCCTTCAATGTCTGTAGCTGCTGATGTATGTGAAATAATACACTCGTATGTCGAACCGCCGTATTGTACAATACTACCAACACCGTATAGTGTACTAGATGTCCACTCACTTTGCCAAGTTTTAGATTCTGCGTATACGTCCCATTTTGCAAGATCAGTATCTAGAGCCGCACCACTCTGATGTTCCTGATTACACTTATAAACAATACCGCCGAAAATTACAATGTTATCTAAACTATAAAAAGTAAATTGTTCCCAAATACCTTTCCAAGTTTGGCCAGTCATCATCAACTCCCATTTTGGAATTGTTGCTTGAAGATCTGTATAAAATCCATTTGATGTATGAGGTACTAAACACACATAAGCCTTACCGTTATATTGAACGATTTCATCCTTATTATATGCTTTTTGATCACTCCATTCTCCTACCCAGGAGAAACGTAATCTACTAATTTTAAATTCAGCCATTGTGTGCGGTTTCCTATTATCTTATCGTGTATTTATTAGTATCCGTTGCCGCCATTATTATTTGCGCCACCGTCAACAATTTGTGTATCATCGTATGTGTAAGATTGGTTAATTCTTACAACTAGTTCACCATTTTCGTTTACATAATAATACGTATTTTTATTATCCCAGCGATATTGATCCCACTGCAAATTATCGTAGGGACGACTGTGATCTAGTTCTAAACGTCCATCAAAAAAGTCGACCCCGTATTCAAATTCCGTGAAGTCATCTACTGATGCTCCCGGGTTGTTAATAGTAATTGTATCAGTATCCTTTAACTGGTCAATTTTAGCAAAGAATAATGTCCCTTGTTCGGTTCTACGCAATGCGTAAAAGTATCGTGGTTGACCGTCACCTAATAGTTCGCTAACGTTTGGTGTTTGACCTACATAGTGTGTTGATGCCATTTTATATCTCCTTAAACAATTTCAACTGTACTTAAAATACAATCGAGACTGTTGTCAACATTTGCTTTTACATACAAGTTATTATTTGGTGTTAAAATTAATTTCTCACCACCGTTTAGTACACGCAAACTCGTGTTAGGTGGTAAAATCATTTCTTTTGCATAATAGCCTGTTGAACTGTCTGCGTCTCTTAAAGTAACATCAAGTAGTACTACGCCGTCAGTTAAGTTTGCTAAACTAAATCCAACAACAGTAATTCTGTTATTGTCGTTAGTAGCTAAAACTTCAACGGTTTCTGTTCCTATTGCTGTTACTACTTTGTTTTTAAATGTAGTTGCCATGTCTTTATCCTAATACTAATACTGTTGCTAGTGCAATTTCTTCTGCGTCATTTCGTGTAATACCTGATGCACTACCTGCAACAGATACCCAGTTCACGCCATCATATACTTCAACACGATTATCGTCTGTGTTATATCTTACTTGGCCTAATTCTGTGTATTCAATTGGCGGTCTTGCGCCAGCACCGCCTGATGGAATAACAATACCGTATGATCCATCAAACTTAACGTATCCGTCTCCTGAGTTTTCAAACAATGTAATACTGTCTGTAAAATAGTTTGTGATTGTATTATCTTTAAACGCAAAGTTATCAAATTTAACACTACCTGTGCCATTTGCAGTCATAAGCAAATCTGTATTAGCAGTTGTAGTAGTAATTAAATTGCCGTTAATTTCTATGTCGTCAACATTAATTTTTGGTGCTGCTAAACGTGTGTTATTAATTGTAACAACCGTTGAACCAGCAATATCAAATCTAATAATATTATCGTTTAGTCCTTCAGTTAATTCAGCAGTTACCCTAGTGTCACCGTCGAGGTCTTGTACACCTTTAATGTTAACCCAATTAGTCCCATTATAACCTTCAAATCTAGCTAGTTCTGAATTGAAACGTAATTGTCCCTGTGTTGCTGTAGGACGCTGACTGGTATCGCCTACCGGAATCGTCATTGCGCCTACTGCATTAATATTTAAAACTTGGCTTCCTGGTTGTAACACCATATCACCGGAAGTAGTAATAGTTGTACCATTAATATCAAATGTATCAATAATAATTGAACCGGTGCCAGCTGCTCTTAATTCTAAATCTGAATTGCTAACTGTAGTTGTAATAAAGTTATCATCTATTAAGATATTGCCAGTTGTAAATCTATTTGCTGCAACAGTGTCTGTACTAGTAACATTTCCAACTGTAATTGTGCCACGTATGTCTAAGTTTTGTTGTATTTCAACATCGTTACTTGGCATAAAGATCCTGCCAGTACCGTTAGCACGTAATTCTAAGTTTGCATTAGAATCAGTTGTTGTAATTGAATTTCCTTCTAATGCAATTTGTTCAAAACTAATAACAGTAGCAGTAATTATAACTTCGCCAGTGACGTCTAAATTACCTGTTAAATTAATATCGCCGACTTGTGTTACATTGCCAGTGTGCGTAATGTCGCCTACAATAGTTGTATTCTTTAAATTAGTAGACCCGTTGACAGTTAAGTTTTGATCTAAAATAGTATTGTTACTAGGAATACGTATATTACCAGTGCCATTTGCACGTAATTCTAAATCTGAATTACTTAATGTAGTTGTAACAAAATTGTCATCTATTACAATGTCGCCAGTTGTAAATCTATTAGCAGTAATTGCACCCGAACTAACAATGTCAGTTACGTTAATAGTGCCAGTGACAGTTAAGTCGTTTGCAATTTCAACGTTATTAGTTGGAATAATAATATTTCCGTATTCAGTTGCTCTTATTTCAAGATCTGAATTACTAACTGTAGTTGTAATAATGTTGTCATCAATATTAATATTTTCAAACTGTGCGCCATCCGAAACTGTTACATTTCCTATTACATTAATAGCACCTGTAATATTAATATTTCCTGTTTGTGTAGTATTGCCAACCTGCGTTAATTCACCTTGGATTACTGTATCGCTTAGAGTTGATGTGCCTTGTACAGTAAAGTTGTTTTCAAACAATACATCATTATTAGGAACACGTACACTACCAGTGCCATTTGCACGTAATTCTAAATCTGAATTACTATCTGTCGTAGTAATATAATTATCGTCAATTACAATATTTTCAGTTGTAAACTTATTAGCAGTAATTGATCCAATTGTTGTTAAATTATTTGCTGTAATGTTTTTAACAACTGTTAAATTTTCATTAATTAATACATCATTATACGGAACATAAATTTCACCAGTACCACTAGCTCTCAAATCTAAATCAGTACTTGATGTAGTTGTAGTAATAATATTATCGTCAATTAAAATTTCTTCAAGCTGCGCTGCACCTGTTACAATTAGATCCTGCTGCACAAACAATGTACCTGTAATTACTGTATTACCTTGCTGTACAAAGTCACCTGTAAGTGTAAAGTCACCGTTAATATTTGTATTTTGTAAAGTTGTAACACCGTTAACTGTTAAGTCTTGTTCGATAACAACATCGTTAGTTGGCATGTAAATTTCGCCAGTGCCGTTTGCACGTAATTCTAAATCTGAATTACTTTCAGTTGTTTCGATAAAGTTATCTCTAATAGAAATGTTATCTAATATAATTTCGTTAACATATAAATTCTTCCAAGTTTTAGATACTTGGCCTAAAGAATGTGTACTAGTAAACTTAGGAGTAATATCAGAATCAATGCCAGCAATAATTTGAATGGTGTCTGTTTCTTCGTCACCAATAGTAATATTTCCGCCAATGGTAACATTGCCTGTAACATCTAAGCTACCTGTAATATTAACATTAGAGTTTATATTAACTTCCCCAGTAGCAGCAGTAAAGTTTGCATTCTGCGTTAATGTTTCAATAGTGTTGCCGCTAATACGCCAGTCACCAGTTTCAATTTTAGTTCCATCAACTAATGTACTTGATCCGTTTGTATTAAAAGTAACACCGTTTTCTGTGTCAATTGTAAAGTCACTTACTGCAAATGTTACATTACCAGTTTCTTGATTAACATAAAATAAATCACCAACTCTAAAGTCGCCTTTATGATCTACTGAATTGTAACGTATTTTAGCGCCTTCGGATTCTACAACTTCGTTTGCTTGAATAACTGTAGCAGGGTTATTATCTACTGCTTTTCCGTTACCAATGTATGCTAAGTTGTGTCCAATAGCGTACATAATAACGCCTGGTCCTTGGCCAACTAACCCTTGATTTCCGTAAACACTTGCTGACGCAATCAATCTTACTTCTGCACCAAACTCGCGTAAGTCAAAATTTGTAATACTTGTAGCTGTTGCACTACCGTCTGTAATACTCTGTGGTGTTAAATCAAATCCGTTTAGGTCTAAGTACCCGTCTATATAAACATTAGTTCCGTCTACACTACTAATGGTGCCTGTAAGCACTGTAGAGCCGTCTGTACTAGTCAATGTAAGTGTGTTGCCTTGTGTAAAGGTTCCTGTAACACCGCCTAATGCGAGCTTTGTTTTGCCTGTATATCTACGGCCTGCCTTACTATCATATGCGTACAATGAACGATTAGCAAAGTATGTAAAGCTGTTAAGCCATTCAACTCTAGCGCCGTTCGTCATTGTAATTGCATCAACACCGGGTGTAATAAATGTTGCTGAGTGAAATAGCAACGCTGTGTTTACTGTACTTGCTGTACCATATGCACCATCAATGTAAGCGCCTTTACCAGCGTCCCCTGCATCGTATCCTCTTGGATCGCTTACACTAGTTACACTACCTTTTGTAATTACTGTAATGTTTCTAATATATGGACTACGACTCAATGCTTCGTAGTCTGTTGCATAACGAAAAGCATAACCGTTGTCTGGAAAAATTCTAGTATCGTTATTGCAACTAAATGTAATATCTTTTAGAAATACTTCTGTCAAAAATCCTGCGTCAGGCCCTACATGAGTAATAGTTACTAATCCAGTTACATTATTATATACTGCATTAGTAATGTTATATTCATTGCCAGCAAATGTAATTGTGCCGCCACTTACATATGTGTGCGCAACGTCTGTTGGTCCAACATTAACTGTTACTGTACCCGGGGCGTGGGGTGCAATTGATGTGTAAAAATTACCACCACTATAAAAATCTTTAATAGTAAGTTCTTCAACAGTTGTTTCGCCGTTAAGCAAAACTGCATCGTTGTAACGTGTTTCAGTAGTAGGCTGAATAGTTACTGCACGGATGCCTTCACCTCTTAATGTAACGCCAGTTGGAATAGTAAGTGGAAATACTTCTGTGTACACGCCAGGAGAAACATAAACTGTATCTCCGGAAACTGCTTGACTTAGTGCATATTTAATAGTAGCGTAAGGATCTAGATAATGCTCTCCAACGTTGTCATCATTACCGTTTTCAGCAACATGAATAATATTACCATGTACTAATGTTAGACTAATTCCGTCAACTGTACCTGCATCACCATTAACACTAGATGCTACTAAATTTTTGGTCCATACATTATTCCAGCTTTTTCCGCCTGCATCTGGATCGCTACCAAGTGAATATGTATCATCTTGATCTGGAATAATACTGGATGCAACTTCTGCATTAAATGTAACATTATCAGTGTTTGCATCGCCAATGTTAATATTGCCGTCTGCACTAATATTTCCAGTTGCATGAATATTTCCATCTACATTTAGGTCACTGTGTACATTTACTGCACCAACGCCGTTAGGACGAAATTCTAGGTTTGCGTTTGAATTATTTGTTGTAATAGCATTGCCTTCGATGTCAATACTATCTATTCTAATTTTGTTAAGTGCTACAATATTATCAAGTGTGCCTAAATTTAAGTAAGGCGCAGTTGTACTAATAGTACTGCCACTAATGTTAATGTCAGCAATATCTGCATTGCTAGTAACAATTAAATCTGTAGTTTTTGTAGTTCCGTTAACATCTACCTCGTATTCAGGAGTGGAATTCTTGACGCCGATACGCTGATTATTTACATCTAGATATAGTAGGTCCGTCTCAAAAGCTAAATCGATTCCATTACGAATCAAATTCGACTTTAAGAGCGGTCCGGATATACGACCAACAGCCATCTCTTCTCCTTAATACGGGGATCCTGTCCCTCTAGCCAAATTTTCAACCTTTCGGTTCTTTGCCGGTTAACCACAGTTTGTCCTTGCAGCACAATGGTCGTATGCTGCATTAATAGTATTTATCGTTTATTGAAAAAAGGAGTTACTTACCCAAAGATTAGAGTATATTCTAAGATAAGATCTTGCATCTCATCTTCGCTGATTGTTGCTGCACTACCTGCGGCTGTAACAAAGGTATTACCGTCCCATGTTTCAAGAACTACTTCTTCTGTATTCCAACGCATCATACCTATTTCAGGTGTGAAACTAGGACGCTCTGCACTAGTTCCTGCTGGCAGAACAAATGCTCCAGACGAATTAAATTTAGCTTTGCCGTATCCTCTATTTGCAAATATCAGAGCAGCATTTGTATCGTTTATAAATTTATTTTGGCTTATCTTAATTTGATCTAATACTAGCTTCCCAGTGCCATTTGCAACTAAGTCTAGATCGCTATTAGAGTTAGTTGTTCTAACCGTTGACCCTTGCATACTTATGTCGTCAACAGATAGACCGTGTATTGTTAGTCCTGCAGAATCAACGTATCCAACTTGATTACTTAATACATTTAGATCAATAGTATCATTTGTAGGATGTGCTAGTACACTTGTTTGTCTATTACTCGAGTAAACTCCGCCAAAAGAAACAACTTTATTTAAATCATTATAACCTTCAAACACACTATCGTCAGTATTGAATCTCAATGATGTTGATTCAACAAACCGCTGGGCCGACGTACCTGTAGGTAATTTTAATGCGCCAGTAGCACTTATTAGTAATTCATTAGTTGCTGTTAAATTAATAGGCCCAACCGCAGATTTAATTGTATTATTATTGACTTGGAGGTCTTCTAGTTTTACATCTTTAGTTAATGATCTAAGTTCTAGATTTGAATTAGATTCTGTAGTAGTAATAACATTATCAAACAAGGTTGTATTATTACTGCTAACAAAGTTCTCTGCTGCTATGTCATTAGTAACATTTGTAACGCCTAGTGTTAATGTCCCAATTGATGCATTGTTTAATATTAGCAAATCATTTGAAGTAAAGTCAATTACTCCAGATCCATTGGCTCTAAGTTCTAAATTTTCGTTTGAGTCGACAGTTTCAATAACGTTATCATTAAACAGCACATCGTCAAACTGTACTTGGCTTTCAATGTTTGAAGTACTAACTGTAACATTACCTGTTATTGTTAAGTCGCCTAATTGATTTCGTGTTCCTGTTTGTACTATATTTCCGTTAATAGATAATTCGTCAATATCTGTAGTGCCGTTAACTGTTAAATTTTGATCTAATGTAACATTATTATTTTTAACAGTAACAATTCTTCCAGTGGTTGCACGTAACTCTAAATTTTCATTTGAAGTTGTTGTTGAGATGAAATTATCGTCGATCTCAATAATACTGTCTGTAATAATTATTTCGTTTAATGCTAAGTCTTGATCAATAATAATATTATTAGCATATATGTCTCTTGCTGTAAGATTATTGGTAATGTTAACATTGCCTTTAGAAAAACTAACATTGCCAGTTCCTGCTGCTTTTAATATAAAATCTGCTCTAAAATAATCTCCGCTAAAAATATTACTATTATATTTTCCAGGGTTAGCAAATTCATCTTCTAATAGAACTTCAACGGCTGTATATAAAAATTCATCGTAATCAACATTATTTGTTGTGCCATTTGCAATGTATTGTAACCAAGCTAATCTATCAGCTGATGTAAGTGTACCGCTTTGATTAACATCAACATAGTTATTGTTAATAAGATAATTAATTAAATTTTGCTCTGTCAGTGCATAAGTTTCGACTGGTAATAAAGTACCATTAACTATTAGGTTTATAATAGCTGGAATAGATTCATCGTCATTAATAAAACTTGGGTTTAGTCTTAGATCTTCTCTAAAGTTTTTTATTACGTTATCGTTGAAATTAAAATTTGCTAACGTAGCTTCGTTACTAATAGTTAGTGCGCCTGTTTGATCAATATCACCTGTTTGATCAATATCACCCGTTTGTGTCTTACTTCCAGTTTGCGTCACTGTGCCTGTTAAGTTTACATCTAAAGGAATAATAGTTTCAACTAATCCAATATCTTCGATAATAGAAACATTGTCCCATCTCACTTGTGCATTTTCTGAACGAAAAATAACGTTAACTATATTACTTGTAGGAACAAATGATGTAGTATATTGTACGTTAGTTTGTCCTTCTAAATCTGCATAAAACTTTCCAAATAGGTCACCTACTCCTGATTCAACTAATCGTATATAATACTCAGCATCGCCTACACCGTCAATTGCATTAATAAAATCTGCTGTTAAAATATAAGTTTTTCCTGGAACAACTGTTACTTCTTGAGATACGTTTCTAGCAGACCCGATTGAACTAATATACAAGTTGCCTAGGAAGGCCCCCGCTGTGCCGCCGCCTGCTTGACTCCATCCAGTTAAGTTAGACGTAAATGTTCCGTTATTAATAAGTTCAGGACCATATTGGTAAGAAATAAAACTATTTTTAAAATTAGTAAGTTTATTAACATTAAAGTCTTGATCAAATGCTACACTACTAGTTGCTAAAATTTTACCAGTGCCACTTGCACGTAATTCAACATCATTATTAGTTACTGTCGTAGTAATATAATTTTGTTCTATAGTAATGTCATTAATTACAGCATTATTAAATTTTACTTTATCCGCAATAGTAATGTTGTCTTGGGATATAATATCTTTAAGAACTTCAATATTATTATCAACTACTGTGTTTTCGTTAAAAATAATATTCGCTGTTAAATCTGCTGCTCGCAATTCTAGATCAGAATTACTTTCTGAAGTTGTAATAACATTATCATTAATAACAATATTTTCAAATTCTGCTTGTCCAGTAAGAGTTAAGTTACCAAACTCGTCTAGATTGTTTGAAACAAAATCTCCCTCAAATGTTGTTGTAGAAATAATATTAAAATCTTCATTTACTTCTATACTCTGATTAAATGTTGTCAATCCGTTAACTGCTAAATTTTCTTGCATTGTTACCGAGTTAGACGGAATATAAATTAAACCAGTGCCGCTTGCACGTATATCTAAATTTGCATTAGACGTGTTAGATGTAATGTAATTTTCATCTATTGTAATACTATTAACTTCTGCACGATCTAAGTATACATTTTTCCACATTTGATTAGCATTACCTAAATCATGTGTTAAATTTAAATGTGGTTTAAAATCTTGTTCAAATGTTACGTTAAAGTCGAGTCTGTCAACAGCAGGTTCATCACCTGCTAATGTAATTTGCCCGCCGAAACTAAAGTTATCTCTGATCCAAACATTTCCGTCAGTATTAACATTGCTCGAAATATTAACAACATTAGTAGAACCTTGTAAATTTATGTCGCCAACTGTAGATACAATACTATTGTTATCTATTCTAATATTTCCAGTTCTAACATAGTCTCCAGAAAGATTAGTGGTGCCGCCTTCGCTGTTAATAACCAATCCAGTTAATGATTCAATGTCACCTGTATCAATTACAATACTTGTATTTCCAGTTTCTAAATCTACAAAAAAGTTATCGCCTACTCTAAAGTTACCTTGTTGGTCAGTACTAACAAAATGTATTTGTCCTGAGTTTAGTTCTACAACTTCGTTTGCTTGTATAACATCGTCTTGACTATTTGTTGTTGCAGAGCCTGCACCAATATAAGCAAAGTTATGTTGAATTAGATACATTAATGTATTAGCGCCGTCTGCCACTGCACCGTAATTACCGTACACGTTTGCAGATCCAATTGAACGCAGTTCTGCGCCGCCATTAGTTCCGTTAAATGCATACAATCCTCTATTAGCAAAATATGTAAAACTATTCAACCATTCAACTCTTACATCGTTGGTCATATTAATGACATCGGCATTTGGAGATAAGAATGTGCAACTATGGAATAACATTGTCTTGTTTATAGTTGCCGCATTTAATTCGTCACCGTCAATCCAAGCGCCGCGTCCTGCATCATTTGCTCCAGGAGTTGTTTCGTTTGTACGAACAGTAATGTTTTGAATGTAGGGAGAACGTTCTGTTAATGTTGCGTCTGGCGCAAATCTAAATGCATATCCTTTATTATTTCCGCTATCATAATAAAAATCTTTAATTGTAAGATTTGAAACAACTGATTCGTCGTTTAAGTGAAATACGTCTTCGCTTTGACTACTAGTATCAGGCATGACAACTGTATTACGAATATCTGTGCCTATAACAGAAACATTAGTAGGAACAACTAATGGAAGTTGTTCTTGGTATTCACCTGGAGATACCTTAATTATAAATGGCTGACTACTACTAGATTCAGCTGCTTGTAACGCTCTTCTAATCGTAGCAAATGGCGACAATGGATGATCACCGTGATTTGCATCATTACCTTCTTGTGCAACATACAATATTCCGCCATTACGGAAATTAAAATCAATTCGTCCAATAACTAATGTATCAGCTGTAACAACATTTCCGTTTACAAGATTAGTATATAAATCTTCCCATCGATTTGTTGAGCTACCTAAATTATAAGCATCACTTGTATCTGGAATAATATGTGAATCAATGTCAGCGCTAAACGTTACAGTATCTTGATTTATATTATCGCCTAATGTAATTGATCCTTCGAAAGTAAGATTGCCAGGCGTATGTATATTACCATATACATTTAAGTTTTTTAATATTTCAGTAGTGCCAGTACCGTTTGGAGTTAGGTCGATATCTGCATTTGACTCAATAGTACTAATGGTATTATCGCTGATGCGAATAGTGCCATTTTCCATATTGGCCATAACAATAGCTTCACTTGCATTTAAAAATATATCTCCAAGTAGTACTCTAAATGTACTATTGGTAATTTCAAATCCTGGAGTATTTAAAGATGTAGTGGATACTAATCTAGTAGTGTCAGTAGTGCCTAATACTTCAAAGGCATGAACTGGGGTGTTATGATTAACACTAATTTTACCATTATTAACATCTAAAAAAAGTAATTCTGTCGTAGATAGTGTATCTCTAAATGCAAGATCAACTCCGTTACGTTCGAGATTTGCTGTTAATAGTGGTCCGGATATTCTTCCTACTTGACTCATACTGTATTCCTCATACAGTATTTATAGGATTTACTTATCGAAGTTATGTAGGACTGTTATAGGTTTAGCAAGATCCGGTGCAGAGGTAAACTTAATATACCATCCGTCAGCATATGGAGCATTAGGTCCTGCTAAGTTACCACTTGAACTTTGTTCTAGTGTATAGTTTGTTGTTGCAAGTTGAAAAACGTTTTCAACAAGAACTAAAATATTTTGTGCGCTTGCTGGTACTGGGTAATCTACATCGCCACTGTTTAACGGCCCAAATACAGTTTCGTCTGCATCTCCGTTACCTAAATTTTGTTGTACAATACCTGGATTTTGGTTAGGCTCTTTGTATTTTACTTTTCTCCAAGCACTGTTTTGGTATGCTTCTAATTCATTAGATGTTGTGTTATAACGCATATGCCCATTATCAGGTGTACTAG